TACCCTGGCCAGGCTCAAGACGATCAAAGTTATGGAGATTTTGAAGTCATGATTTCTGATACGGCTAAGACGGAATTGATTGAGGCGTCGAATAGCTGGAGAACGCTTTGGAGAAAGCAACTAGATTCGATGAACGGAACCGATCAGGTTCAAGCAGAACGCTTCCGGATCGTGTCAGACGCATTCAGGGATGTGGCTAACGGAAAGGATGTGGAAGAAGTAGTGAAGATCATGGAAGACCGCTGGCGGTCCTACGCGGACGAATGGAACGCCAAGGTGAAAGATGCTGGAAAAATCAAAAGAGGCCCCATGTCGGGAGCCTCTTCAATTCATTACAAGCATTGCAGTTACGAGGCGATTCAGGCGAATCAGATTTATGTCAGAAATGTTTGCAGGACCGTGATTGAGAGAAGTCAGGCAGTCGGAGGTTGACTCTTCTCGCCGATAACTTCACCAGCGATGTAGAGCACGAGGACACCGACGAAGTGAAAGAAAAAGCCTACCAGCCATCCCATCAGCTTTTCCCATCCGTACTTCTCGGCTACCCTGCCTCCCAGCCAGATTGCCAGGAACCATGTCGCGAACGTGAACAGGGCGACCAGGAGACTAGTGATAGTGGCGGCGATCATTGAGAATCCTCCTTGATGGACATGATGATGAAAAAATGTGTTCATTTGATTTTTTCTCCGCTGACGTGGCCACCGATAACCCCATCAGGGACGTGAAGGTACACGGTAGACATGCCACGACAGTAGGGGCACCGGATCGTGAAACGGTCCCGGACTCCTGGCGCGATGTAGAACGGAGCCGTGGGGGCGGACGGGGCAGACTGATGATGGGAGGCAATCCCGAGCAGATACAAGGCCCCGGCCGATCCGATCACGCTCCATACAAGAGAGATTGCGGAAACGAACAAAATAAATAGAGTGTCACTGATAAGAAGTTTTTGCTTCATATTCATAATATGTTTACTTCTTTTTGACCCCGCAAATGCATGCAGCGTCCGAGCAGCCGCACTTGTGAAGCAGGGGCTTGCGGCCCCCGTTCTGAACACAAACCGGGGAACCGCAATGACACTTGCCATCATCGGGCGGCGGAATCATGTCCTGACACCCGACCAGCATCGTTACTAGAATGAGAAGCAAGAGAACAGTAAAAATAATCGCTCGCATGATTACTCCTTTACGCGGGCTGAATCCCTGCTGACGCTTCGGCGGCGACAGCCGGGGCCGGGGCGGCGACAGCCGGGGCCGGGGCGACGACAGGATTGAGAATCGGGGCGGGAGGGATCGCGGCCGGATTCGGGTTCTGAGTCGGCGTAAACGCGGCGGGAACCGGAGTGAGCCTGCCCACCATCACAGCCTTCGCTTCCTCGAAAACCTTGGTCAAGTGAAGCGACTCCGCTTCGCTCTTGATTCGGTTTGCTGTCTCTTTGAACAAGTCATCATTTGAAAACTTGTCCAGATTTGACTGAGCGGGAGGGGTAAAAACCGACCGTTCAAAGGTAAAACCTTCACGGTTTTCCGAAGGCATAAGGACCGTTGAAGCCTTCTGACTGGAAGGCTTAACAGCCTTTTTGGCAATCAGGACGCGAACGGCGACAAACAGGAATCCGACGATCAGGAAAACAACAGCGAATGCAAGTCCGATACTGACGGCCATTGGGGTATATCCTTTAAAGGATGTTTACTTGATTGTAATACCAATAACGAACAGGCACAGGGCGACAGCAATAGCGACGACGGCGGCAGTTGCCTGGTAATCGATCCGGATCGGCGAATTCTTCGCATCAGGGATCGGGACTTCCTTGCCCGCGTCAGGATCAACGGCGGGCAGGATCGCCTTGGCAATCTCGGGGTCATTGGTCTTCAGTCCGGAGGGAGCAGACTGATTAAGTTGCTGGGCTTGGATTCCAAAATTCATGGAAGGAGGTACGCTGTCTTGAGGCGGCAACGCCACCTTCTTCACGACAGGCTTCTTCGCGGCCTCAGCCTTTTTCTTGGCGTCCGTCCGAATCATGAGGTTTCTCGACTCGATCCACCTTTGGAGATAGGCGGGATCTCTGTGGAGAAACCATTTTCCATTCATATCTGCCATCTTGTATTCTTCGGCAATCGAAGGAGAGACGATAGGCGGAAGGTGGTACTCCGGTCCATAGAAGACGGATGGTTGAGGGAGATAGCATCCGCTCGGGCCGCAAAACTGACCCATTGCGACAGACATGAATAGAAGAAGTGTTGCATTCATGCTTGTTCTTCTTTCGGTTTAATCATCAGTCCAACAAAGATCAGGGTGGCGCCACTAATAACACATACGGCGACAGCCGGAGCAGCGTTCTCAATCGCCGCAACTTCAGGGAGCCGGGTCCAGATGAAAGCCCATCCGGTTCCACCGTCAATCCATCGCCGGTCAAACTCTTTCGCCGGCATCCAATGATACTTTCCAGGGTCGTTGTTGTCCACAACGCATGCGTAACCGTTCGTTCTGTAATGAACGAGGGAAATCATGTGGTGGATCGGCTTGTACCCATAAAGCGCACCCGTATTCATGGTCGCGCCGATAGGATATCCAAGCTCGGAGATCTTGTTAAGGATCTCTGGATTCGTTCCTGTGTAGTTGGCGTACTTCTCGTCAGGCAGAACCCTGTCGATGAGACGCATCAACTTTTCAGGATAGTATCCGCCTGGCGCGGCTTTCGCGGCACGCCAGAGAGCCGACTTCTTTCCCAGTTCCTCGCCATTGGGGCCAACGCCGCCCTCAAGACCGGGAACGCCCTGGTAAGAGCCATTACAGAGAATCGAACTTATCACACAGAGGCCCGCTCCGTCAGAGCCTCCTTCGTTGCGGATGTGAAACTTCGGCGGGATTGGAGCACTCGCCCGAGTGCCCTTGTAAACAGGCTCATTGAGCGTGATTTCGCCTCGAGAGTCCCCCTCCTGGGCATTCCCTTGGACAGCCGCAACAATGACAGCCAGGAAGAAAACAAATAATCTCATTTTCAGCCCCGACTATTTTGATTTTGATTGAAGTTCTTGAGATACCAGAAATAAGCCCAAGCGGCGAGAAGTGCCCCGAGAGGCACCCCTACGGCAAGCCCTTGCCAAACCCCACTCCAAAAAAAAGTCAACGAATACTGACGCAGTAATTCGTTGAAGGTTCGTTGCGCGAGCGGAACCACGCGCATTTCCGGAGGCAACTTAGGAGCGGCAACCGAAGGAGGTTGGAAAACCTTCGATGCGATCCATGTGATTATATCTATTAAAGATGGAGCCGATATCAGCTTCACTTGGATGTCCCAAGATTTGTTTCTTAATTTATCGAAATTCGTATGTTTTCAGGCGTTTTATTGAAAGCTACTGCTTCGGATCAGGAAAGTCAATACAAAAACGGGCGGGCAGTCCCGGCATCTGGACTACCCGCCCGTTCCGATCAACCCCACCGACCTGCAACCCGGACTTCCTACACCGGAATTATAGGCGAACCCAGATTTAGGTCAAGTCGTTACAACGTGGGGACAGTGACACACAATCTTCCATCATGTGTAACTGTTGTAATAATATTGATATCTGGATACCCGATCGAATTCTTTCCGGTATTCCTCATGACAGTATCAAATTGGTTTTTAGAAATGTAGATTTTTCCTTTGGGCGCCCGTTGCTGGCAGGTAGGACTTTCAAGGCGATGCGTGTACCAGTCCACGCCGCAAACCTGGCACTTGATGAAATTGAAATTCATTGATGCCTCATACGAAAAACAGCTTGAGGAAGGTTCCGAAATCAACGAACTCGCCGGTCACGAGGTACGGCTTAAACCGCTGAAACTTGAAGGCCCGAAAGATCGACTGACCGCCAAAATGCAGAAATACCGGCTTGGTACAGTCCCAGAGAGCTTTACGCGGGTTCTTCCAGGCAAATACGCAGTTACCTTCGTAGTCCCGGATCGGCGACGAAAAGTTTTTTCGGTCAGGGTGATAGAAATTGGGGCGCCAGTCAACCGCGTCCCAAATCCAAATCATATTGTTATAAAAGACTTCCCTTTCTCGTATATCTTTCAGGGAAATCCGCGAATGCTGAAGCTCGATCACGGTTCCGCGTGAGTTGAGAATGTCGGCCCGGTGAATTCCGAGAGATTCTTTCCCGGCCTGATCGATAAACATGCGTTTGATTACATATTCACGCATGTTTTGTGGAACGCGCATTTTCCAAGCCAGGTGCCATTTCCCCTCCGGCTCCGACCACGGCTCGCAATCTGCTGAAAGCCGTCTATTCCCCCAATTTGAATGAGCAAAATGCCATACTTTAATTTGTCCGCACCGAGGAACCAACGGAGATCCGCACTTGACGCACGAAGCCATGACTCCAGGCGCGGCCTGAATCATCTCTCCAAGATTGACCGCCGAATCTGACCTTGCCCAGAACATCGGTTAGCTCACGTCCCCGTCTTGGTAGCTATAAATCACACCGCCTAGAAGCGAACCAATTCCAAAGAAGATCGGAGTTGTAATTATATAGATTAGAGAATACATGTCTCTAGAATCATGCCCAAAGGCGTCCGACAGGCTCAAACAAATCAGAAAGTTCGCCACAGAAAAGAGGGTTCCTAAGAGTATCATAAAAGAAGTGCATGTAAATATCTTTAAGATTGATTTCATGGGATTCTCCGGGAGGACAGGGTTAATTCCTATGTCGGCGGCTGCGCCGCCGAGAGGGACGACGGAGAAGGAGGAGTGTCGGGGGAGTATAATAAAACACGAAATAAAATGTAAATGGGAGCCGGGGTTGTCGGATCGAAGCGGACAGGCCCAAGCCTAGATCGATCAATCTATGCGTGGTTTTCTGTGCGTTGCGAGTGAGTTTCAATCCACGTCCCTCTCGCGAGAGACGGCATTGATGCTCTTGAGAAGGCCCGGCTCCCTGGCACATGCCCCCTATCCTTCCCACTTCAGGCAGGTTTATTGTACCGGGATTTTCAGGAGGAGTCAATCTGAAAACCGTGAAGGTTTTACCTTTGAACGATTTGGGAGGCGATGCCGGTTCTCGTCGATCCATTGCTGGAACATTTCACCCAGGCAGGCATGAAAGATTCCTTCATTCCAGAGAATACTATGTTCTGTTTTTGAAATCTTATAGTCTGTAATAAGGAACCAGTCGATTTGACCGTTTCCATATTGAAAGTCAAGTGAATCTTGATATTTCTTGTAAAGTTTGATTTGCCTGATACAGTCAGAGATCGGAGTTTCTTGAGTCTTCACTTCGACGGCAATATTGGCAGGGATCGAGCTTCCGTCCTCCCTAACAACACAAGAAACAGTCACGTCCACAAACCCGACCGTAACGGAATACCTTCCCTCCCCTTTCATGAGATGAGATTCGATGTTTGCTTGGATGTGTCCGGGAATCTGACAGTCCCATTCGCCAGAGTAAATGTGCATGAGTTTATCAACAAGATCGTATGCGTGTTCCTTGACGTAAATGCAGGCGAGTTCGTGGCGGTGAGTCTTTCGATCAGAATCGTTCAGGATTTGGGAAGCCAGGGTCCGGTCATGGGAATGCATGCATGTTATCCGAAAGAGCAAATCAGGAGCCGGCTCGGGCCTGATGCTATCACCTGGGAATAAAGGGTGTCAAACGTATTTTTCCTGTCGGGGCGTTGGAATCGAAAAGCAAATGTACAGTATCTAAACTGGTCGTTTCTGTTCGGTTATGTTAGGTTTACGGGAAATTGGGTGTAGGAAGTAATTTACCTTTAAGGTGGAACAGGAGAAAGTTTATGCGTAATGAGCCGTAGTGAGGAGTGTAGGCTGATGTGACTGCGTCGTCGCTCTTGACGCAACGGCAGTAACCTTACGTTTGACACCCTTTGTTCCCAGTGCCCGCGCATAAAAGACCCCGCCAGAGGGGCGGGGCAGAGAGGATTCCAGGGCTGCTTTGAAGGCTCTCAGTGAACGATATAGAACAGTTCTGGTTGATCGATTGGAACCGGCTTGTATCGCTCTGCCGGCCCCTCGTATCGCCTCCTGGCGTTTTTGGGGAGCCTTCGCGGGTAATAGACTTTCCGCATTTCCCTGCTGATTGGATGCAATCCCAGGTTGATCGCCTTCTCAATATAAGTCGCAATCATTCTCGCGCGGTGAGCCTTGTTTCGTCCCCGGATTATCGCGGCAAACTTAGGGCACAGTTCAGGATGATCGTCGGCCATCTTCAAGGCGCGGCGAACCGACAAACCTTCTTTTGCACCCGGAATCTCCTTCCATGCTTCCAGCACTGTCGCGGGGTCCAAGCGAGGCGAATAGACCCTACTCGGGATCGTCATAGGGTTCTCCGTCTTCGGTGAAATGAACCTGAGCCAAAGGAGCGGCCGGCTTATCGTCGAACTCCTGGCTGTTGCCAGGGTTGTCAAGTTCAACGACTCGCCACAAGGTCAGTCCATTCGTTTTATTGTGTGAGCCGAGAAGTTTCAAGCCGCCGACAACGCAATTCCGCATCGACCTGAGCTTGCCGCTGAGCTTTCTGGAATCAGGGTATTCCTTTCGGTCCCCCGGTTTCTCGCAGTCCTTTCCAAAGTAATCGTTAAATGCACATTTAAGGAGAACATACTTACTGTCAGGCGATGATTTGATGGTGGAGAGAATTTCTACCGCAGTTTGACCTTTTGCTGACCTGACTCCAGGGAGTTCGTATAGTCCGCGAATGAACGTAAGTTTCTGGTTTGCATGATTGTCAAACTCTCTAAGCTCGTCTTGTACCATGACGCAGTCTTCTCCTGAAACCCAGAGGACGCACGACCGGACAGTCTTCGACCATGCTCCGTATGATCCCAATGGTTTAACGTCGCCTTCGGGTCGTCCAGCCTGAAAGAACGCTTTGAGGATCACAAGACAATCTCTTACGTAAACGTGTCTATTTTCAAGCACATGGGAGATCAAATCCATATACTTGAATTGCCTTTCTTGGGGCTTCTCAACGTCACAATCCAGGTAACAGGGAATCACTCGGCGTTGGGCGTCCCCTTGGATTGTCACGTTGTTTCCGGTGGCGTACCAGACGGTTCCGGCTGGGATCTCTCGGGTCATTTCATTCCGGCCGAGAATTCTGTCTTGCCATGTCATCGCCGTAAGAAGGGCGTCGAGCGAAGACCCGCCGAACATGATCCCCTGAGAAATATTGTCCATAAGTACAATCGATTTTCCGACAAGAAGAAGAGATGTGATTCTCTTCCTCATTTCTTCATCATTGTCTGTGTAAATTGTTCTTGGCATGATTCGGCCGGTGAAGATGCACGCAATCACATCGCATAGGAGTGATTTTCCTGAACCTGCCGCATTCGCGTCAAAAAGGAAAAGGGGGCATGGCCCATTGATTGCCAGGCGAGCGAATGGAGTGAGAAGCGCGGCAAGCCAGGCTGATTTATGAATGCTGCTCTCCTCCTGGTTTTTGAAGGGGAATTCTCCAACAAGCTCTCCAAGCCTAACCAGGGACTCGATTGCATCTTCTTTTGTGCATGTTTCTGGAACATTGATCGGCGGAAGGTTTGGCTCGAAAAGCACCTTGGTTGCCGGATCGTATCCAGGCTCAGAGAGGATGCTTCCGTCTGGTCTGATAACCGGCGACTCAACAATAGCGTTGATCTTGGGAATTCCGGCCCATTCTTTATCTGCGGCGACTCCGGAAATCAGCCAATCAGGAGGGTGAACCGGCGAAAGAATCCATTCCTCGTTCTTGTCTTTCCTCCATGTAACGATATTGGAAACGATTGATAGGATCGAACCAATCTTTGCGTTCTTTACTTCACATATATGAGGGGATCCGCCAGGACAAAACAGCTTGCGACCGTAGGAGTCGTCTTTGTCTTTCTCGCTTCTCAAGATCTCCACAAGCATATCGGAACGTTGATAGATTTTGCCAAGTCCAGCAAGAACCTCAACCGCAACTCGAACAGCTTCTCCACGGCGATGAGAAACAATAATTTCAGGAAGCCCTTCATAGGGATCTTCGTCGCCATCTCGAGGCAGCATCTTCGGAGCCTCTTCATCAGTAAATGTACATGATTTGTCTTTTCGGGGAAGTTTCAGGCTGCCTCGCTTGGGGTCGGCGGCGGCTCGCTGGCGGGCGTCTTCAAGCTTTTCGCGAAGCTCGGGCAGTTCCCAGGGGGGTTGACAGCCGTAATTCCACTCAATGAACAGGGGAAGTGCCTCGCCGACTTCCAAGTCAAACCCGATACAGAGCGACGTAGCGACCGCGAATGTGTGCTTGCGGCCCCCTTGACCGGAAATCGCCGGCCCTTTCTTCGAGATATAATTTCTTGCACATGAAATGGTCCAGTCAATCTCTGATTCTTGGCCGGCAGTAGGACCGGATCCGGGGCCGCAATTGGAGTCCGCGTGGTCGTTTGGTTGTAGATCACCAACCTTGCCCTCCCTCCGCTGTCCCCGTGCCGGCGCAGCCGGCACCCGAGCGGGCGGCTGGTCGGACTTGGGCGGGGGCGGATTGTCCTTGAGCCAGGCATATAGATCGATGGACATTTTGATGATTCCCGTCGATGGGGCAGGGGATGCGTCGTCGCAAATTTTGATTGTCGCACAGAGGAGCGAGCGGGGTCTAGGGAGGCTTCAGGAGATTCCGGTGTTGTTGCCCCATCCGTCTACGGTAATGAGGCGGTGCGGACGTTCATCGGTATGAGCACCTTTACATTTGAGGGTTCCGGGGATTCCCAGGTGCCGGTTGGACTCAACGGTTTGAGTGTCGATAAAGGCTTTGTTACGGCCTTGCTTGCCGTAGGTGTAGGCCAGGGATCGGAGGGTGTTCTGGACGATATCTTTCGTGACCCTGGCGTTTGGTTCTTCGATGCGGCCGAGGATGTAGCAGCCGTTCCCGGAACAGCCCCAGATTGACCCCTGGCGGATCCGCTCCTCTCTCTCGAGGATCAAATCGCGAAGGTTATAGGCGCGTTTAAGTTCAATGTCGGTGGCTGAGATTCCCGATCGGCGTTCCGTGTCGATGTCGATTAGAAAATGGCGATACGAAACTATGTCGGATTCCTTGGTTCCCTGGCCTTTTCGGATCGGAGCGGCCTGGTTACGGGACCGGGCCAGGAGATCCGGGTTGACTGGGTTGACGCAGATGTAACCGGAGACGCCATTGAGCCGGCTGATATCGCATCGGAGGGAATCGAGACGATCGTACCACGAGCCGATTGTCTTGGGGTATCGTGTAGCCGGCTCGATGAAGTTGGATCGGCTGATATCGGCTTTCCAGGCCACAAACTCCAGGCAACCGATCGAAGGATCGTAAATGAAATCAATGAATCTGTTGAAATGTTCTTCGTTGAGTCTGTGCATTACCTGAGTCCGAAACCGGGATGACGCGAATCGCAGTGCTCACATCCAGTGTCATCGAAGTTTTCAAGTTCTTTTCCGCAATAATGGCATCGCTGAGGCTCCTGGTCAAAGTTGGGATCGTATTCCGGGCCGTCCTGGTCCTCATCAGGAATTGGAAGGCTTCTGAGGTAATTCAGGTCGCCATCGTTTTCGGAGTTCAGGCTGTCGCCATCAATGTTCATGGTTAATCGCTCGTCATGTCATATGTGAATTCGTGAAGGCATCTTGGACAGGTCTGCGTTCCCTGGCACCACCAAACCATATAGTCTCCATTGAACGAGGTTCCGGAATCTTCGACGCAATAGAATTCTCCATGTCCAGGATCGAAATCGGAATAGGAACACCAAGGGCACTGATCGTCCCTTTCGATTTTTTCTCGAAATAGAAATCCGAAGATATAAAAGAATAGCTGTGATGGAATTTTCTTGATAATTCGATTCTTTTTGCGTTTCATTTTCCATTCTCCCTTGCGTAGTCTCGGCTGAACACGATATCCGGAAAAGTAGGCGGCTCTGAGCATTTCCGGTTGCCCTTGTTCTTGGCTGAATGGATATCTTGGGCGTCAATCCAACCGCGACTCCAGAAGTCGGCTAGGTCGCCGATAGTACGGGTCCGGGGATGCGGGTTCTCGTCTACAGGAACGCCCATTCGATTTGCCTTCAGGCCGTCGAAGTAGGCTTCATAGTTGGTTAACTGGCGAAGCTTGTCGGTTTCAAATTTCTTAACCTTCTCATAGAATCGATAGAGATACCAGAACGTTGCAATCTCGGCGGCTTCGCGGCCAGGATAGAAGAACCAATGCACCTTTGCATATTCGATTGTCCATGACTGGACGGTTCGGTGCATAGTGGTGGGGTTCATGTGGGAATAGGCAGCCGGAACGTCAAAGATATCGGACCATTCTGATTCGACAATGACGGCCGGGCATTCCACTTCCTCGCACATGCGGGCTAGCCGTTCCTCCCAATTATCGCGCTTGGCCATTGAACCGAAAAAGTCCTCCTTGGACTTCCGCTCGACAATGCATCGCGGCTTGGGTCCGTTGTCGTATGGCGGGGGCAGGATCAGAGAGTAATCCCCGAGCCGGTCAAGCCATTTACTGACAATATCCACCTTGAACGGCAGGTGTCCATTGTCAGCATTGGACTTGATATCAGAAAATGTGTATCTGTGGAATTTTTTCTCTTGAGTATCAACGATGATAGAAAAGGGGCAGTTGATGTGAGTTGGCTTTTCGGGGGGAGCGGTCTTTTTTCGCGCCATTGATAAACTCCGTGACGTAGGCTCGGTATTCTTTGCTGACGTGTACAGCCTGATTTCTCCGACCCTCGTTGATCGCCTTGGCTTCACGTTCGGCCTGTTCTCTGGTGTCAAACTTGAGAAGCCAGGGTTTATCCATTCCCCAGCCGCGATGGACCTTGTATCCGGTTGACAGCAAGCCGATTTCGTGCCCAAGTTTGGTTTTATGGACCAATAAGAGAGTGTATTTTAATCCGGAGATTCCCATACAAGCTCCTTTCGTCGGGCCTTCACCTTGGTTTGTCCTGAGTCTGAGGGACGATTGAAGGAATGGACCGTCCAGCCTTTAAGTAGGAGTCGGTAAAGCTCCGTGTCGTATCCAGAGATAAATAATTTGCCAGGAACCCGCGTGATGAGTTTCAGAAGACGGAAATGATCCTCGTCGGAGAATTCGTGAGTGTACGCGCTTTTCGTGACGCGGGTTTCGTGCATATAAGGTGGATCAAGGTAAAAGAGTGTTGATTTGTTTGAAAGTTCTTCGATCGTAACGAATGCACATTCGTTTAGAATCTTAACCCATTGGAGTCTCTCAATTGTAAGATGGATTTCTCTGTTGATGTAATTTTCCCATGCGTTCTTATCGCCCATCTGGCCACCGCGAAGCCGGTTCGACTCGGCGAAATCCCTGAACAGGCCCGACCGACTCATTCGGTTGGCCGCGATGTACGCGGCGGCATACTCGACCCGATTGAACGAGTTTATTTTCGGTAGACATTCCAGAGCAAGCTTGGCACTTTTAAACGATTCCATAGAATAGTCATAATATTTATTTTCAATCACATTGATAATATGACTCCCTTTTTCTTTTAGACATTTCAGGACATTGTAAATCATTGGGTCAATGTCAGAGATAATCTCGGAACCCGACCTTTCCTTGTTCATCAGGATTCCAGCACCGCCCGCAAACGGTTCAACGTAGGTCGGGTATCGATCGACGGCAGGGAAAAGACTGATGTACTGGCGGGAATATCTATTCTTACCACCAAACACTTTGCCAAACGAATGAATTTTCTTTGACGAGTATTTCACTTTGTTGCACCTTTCAGGAATCGGGCCAGAAGGGTTCGCCGCTTGTTGACCGTCTTGCGGCTGATCGCCGTTTTGAGTGCCGATAGGTTCCCCACGGTGATTCCCGCGTCAATGACTCGGGAAAACATCGTGTAGACTAGCTCTCTGTTCCATAGGCCCGACCCGTCTCTCCAGTAAAACGAATCGTGAAGCGGGAATATGACTACTGGATAGCCTGATCCTTGCGCGATATGGCATGTAATGCAGTACGCCAGTTGGAGATGGGATTCGGCCATCGAGAGCTTGCAGAGCCGGTCAGGATTCTTGAAATGAACGATGATGTAGCCGCCTTTCCCTTCGTTCATATCGAGAATATGGCCGATATCTCCATTGACGATGTGGATTTTGTTTAAAAAATAGTCTCGATCTCTCCATGTGAATGTTTTTTCATCCGATTCATCGAATGAATATGAGGCGTTGTCTACGGGAGTCATCAGTTCAACGAACCCGTTTTTGCGACGGACAACCTTATCTCCAGGCCCAAATTTTCCTTTGACCCGCTCTTCGTTGTGCCCGGCCCACTTAGCGCGGAGCGGGTTGAGCTTGCGAGAGAGAAGCTGATTCAGGTTCTCGCACGCAATCGCCATGTCGGAGTCGTTCTGAGGCGAGATAACTTGAAGATCCCACATCTTATCTCGGGTTGTATTGTCGTGGATATCGACAATAATTTGAGCGATCTTGTGCGGGTCGCTTTCCTCAATGTGAAGCCAGTTTTCCCCAGTCTCGAGGTTGAAGTCCTCGGAAGGCAAGGGAAGTTCCCCGTGATAAATCGCGTGACACGCTGTCACGATGCGGCCGGAATTGCGGCGCGGCTTCGTGAGTCGGAATGTCGGGATTCCGGCGTCAATCATATCACGGAGCACAGAACCAGGGCCAACCGAGGGAAGTTGATTCTCGTCCCCCACGAACAGGAGTCGGCTACCGTCCTGGACGGCCCTGAGAAGGTCCAGGGCGAGCGGAACGTCTATCATTGACGATTCGTCGATCGTGATAACCTGCGACTCGAGAGGGTTATCCTCGTTTTTTGTGAAAGCGAATTGGTCGCGTCCCCGGTTGAATTTGGCATGGTCTTCAGGAACCCCAATATCCCCACGGTCGGGAATCGGAGCCAAGGCACGATGAATTGTTGTTACCGGGATTTCGTTTCCAGGGATCCACTGGCTAAGAACTTCCTGTGCCCTCTTGGCAGCTTTTCCGGTTGGACAGGCAATGTGTTGAGACATGAGATTGCAATCAAATGTTTTAATTGCTTTCATACTGGTTACAGTTTTTCCCGTTCCAGGAGGACCGACCAAACAACATACCGGATTCCTGCCAATAAACTCAGCCGCTTCAACCTGTTCCTCTTCAAGTCCTTCTGAGTCGATGATAATTTCTTGTCCTGAAAAATCCGTGAGCGACCGAAGGCGAAAAGCAATCTCCTGTTCCGCGTCAAAGAGATGAGCCAGGGCGTAGACGTTCTGAGGCTTTCCCTTCCATCCCGGCTCGGTAACGCTCTTGATCTTTCCTTCATCAATGAGTTCGTCGATTGCAGATTGAGAAAAATTGACTTTGAGAACCTGGGAACACCGGCACTCAAGATCAATCTGGGACGTGCAGGTATCCCCTTCGGATGCCTTTAATGTCAGCATTTCAAGGATTGCCGCTTTTTCTCGAAACATTCCGTCATGAGGATATTTGAGTTTTTTAACTGCAATCGTGTCAACCGTCTTCCAGCCTAGACCGGAATAATTCATCAATAAATATGGATTTTCCCTAATAACTTGAAGAGCACTGGTCCCGAAGTCGCGGAGAATATCCAGGACGATCCGGCGAGAGGTTTGGAATCCGTCAAACAGGGCGAAAATCGAGGCATAGGCGATCGGGTCAACGTCGCATTCGTTTTTGTCGAAGTGTTCGCGAACTTCTTCGGCCGTAATTCGCCCGATCCCATCGATTTCCAGGATCCTTTCCGGATCCTTGCGAAGTTCCGTGATTGTTTCTTCAGGACCAAAGTAATCAACGACTTGAGCGGCACGAACCTTGCCAATGCTCGGAACATATCGAGACAGCCAATCAATCACTCCTTGACGAGTCAATGTATGTTCGATTTTGAATGACACGAATTTGAATTGAGGCCCGAATTTCTCGTGCTTTTCCCAGTTTCCATAAAGCGTGTACCGTTCACCAATGATCGGCTTGTACATCTCGCCGACGACCACAATATCACCCGTGGCGTCCGTTTTCATCCCAGTGCCAATCAAGTAGGGCACGCCAGACTTGGACCACGATGAAACAGAATGTGACCGTATCTTTCTAAGAAAGATTTCAATAGATTCTAATTTATTCTCACTACTAAATGATAATTTCGTCTGTCGCATAGAAACCTCTAGGCGTAGCGGACCAGAGGCGGGAGAAATCCTCCCGCCTCTGTGTGAAACGGATTGGCCTGGACTCAGAACGCCCGCTTTTTATTCGCAGCCGACTGAGACGGAGACGTTGCCTTGCTTGCCGCCGGAGCCGGCTTGGACGGTTGGGCCGACTTGGACGGGGCCTGGCGAGCAGGAGTCGGAGCCGGAGGCGGGGGCGGTTCAACGTCCAACTGAGTTTCTTCGGACAGACCGAGCCGTTCCTTGGTGTCTTCGCTCATTTGATGAGAGAAGAACTTGATTTGCATATACGGCTGTCCGTTAGGGGACAACACCGGCTTTTTGGCCTGGTCCCGTTGCTCGGTGATGTCAAGCGAGACGATACGCGGCGAGCCATCGTCCCATGCCTTCCAATTCCCGAGACGCTGAGCTTCCACCGGAATCGAACCGTCCACGATCTCAAAACCGAGAGCGCCTACGACGTGCCTGAGCATGTCGTAGTCCATCCCGATCTTGCCCTTTTCCTTACGGGCCGAGATCGCGAAAATTTCCGCCTCATCCACATCATCAGGGACCGCGCGAAGATACTGATTCAGCGCGAGACGATCATCATCAACCATCGCCCATGTGACGATGAGATCCTTGCACGTAATCGCACGTTGAATCGTCGCCTCGCCGCCTTCATCCGCCGCAATCCAGGCCGGGTAGCGAGTCAGCGTAATCGCATTCCCCTTGTCCGGATCGCGCTTCAGGGCGATCTTTTTCACGAAGAAGTCGTTGCGACCTTTGGGAATCGGCGGAAAACTGTTCTCCTTGACGATCTCGGCCGTCGTCTTGCCATCGGCAACGCCCGATCCGAGTTCGTAATCATCGAATTCGTTTTCATCATCAAACGGAACGTCAGACATTTTTCGGTTCCTCAAATCAAAATCAAATCAAATGAAATCAACGCTTTTTTGTGGTGGCAGACTTCTTTGGCGAAGCCGCCTTAGCCTTCTCGGCGATCGATTTTTTCGTCGGACGAGCCGGACCAGGAGAGATGGACGGCTCGGGTTCAGAGTCCTCCTTTGTGTTATGAGTCAAACCGAACATAACTAGAAGCGCGTGCTCGAGATCCCAGTTTTCGGGATCCTGGTTTTTCTTGGCGGTCAAATCCAGGAGTTGAGCAATCATCAATTCAAAATCTTCGATTGTCGCATCGGCGACATCAGAAGATTTTGCCGCGAAATCCGCGTGAGTGTACCATTCATCAGCCCCGTAACCAAGGCCTTCGGCAAGGTCTTTAGCGTACTCAATTGAGGCTTCGCGGTTTTCCTTGATTGCCGCGATCCGGCCTTCTCGGGTCGCGTACCGGAGAGGCGACGGCGGTTCGTCGTCAGACCCGAAAAGCTCATCCTTCATCTGATCGGGAGTGAGGACTTGCGGCTGCATGTTCTTTGGCAACGGTGGCGGCTGCGCCGCCACGGGGGACGACGGAGAAGGAGGAGTGTTGGGGCCTGACGAGATCGTGTCTGCCTCGGATCCGGATGGCGGTTCAGACGAGGCAGCCGATGTTTGAACACTTGCCCGCTTTGACTGCTGCTTCTTGAGCCGGTCTTGTGCTGCCGCTTCGGATCGCATTCCGTTGATGATTTCGCGGGCCGCATGCTCCGAAAGGTCTTCAATCCGCGCCACGCCCCGCATGGATAGAGTGGCAGCCTGGAAATCATCGTCTGAAATATCGAGGATATCTAGATACTTGTGAATCGTCTTGACAAGTTCGGCGTCAAGCTCGGGCATCGGCGCCGCAAGCGCGGATTCACCGTCCATCATCAGGTCGGCCAGGATCGCGCCGAGTTCCTGGCCGGGATTGACAAAAACCTTGTGCGAGATCTCCTCAAACCGGGTCGGGCCGATCTTGAGGATATGTTGATTTGTTGCCTGGTCGATTTCGAGGCGTCCAACGCCATCAAATTCATATGGCGTTTCCTCTTGCTGAATAGGGCGAGTACCGAGCTTTACAACCTCTTTGGTCGCTTTGTCCATGCGATGCTTGGACTTAAGACGCATACACGCAATGACATGACAGCGAGACTTGAGGTATCCTTCGAGGAACGCGCGGTGCCGAAGCTTGATTGGACCCCAGAGGGGGAAAGAGTATTGCGAACCCTTCTCAAGCGTTTGTTTGGCGTGGTCTTCCATGATCGCGTTCCATTCGTGCGAAATCTGGTCAGCGATCATGATTTCGTAATTTGCTTGATCGACTTCCCGGAAAGCTGCGATATACCCTTCTGGCGAATAGTCTTTAAGAGGGTACAGGTCAAACATGAATTTGTTATTGCGATCGTCCTGAATTCGCTTGGCGTACTTCGTTGAGGACATTTGCTCTGAGTCAACCACGCAAATCTTCCCGTTGCGGGCGATCCCGCCCTTTTCTTCCAGCCGACGAATCATCCCGGTTGCAATCGCCAGGGACGTGAAAGTCTTTCCTCGTTTTTCTAGTGCCTCGAGACAGAGCCGAAGCCGTGATTGGACTTGGACGGCAGAAATGATGTTGCCCATTGGCGTTCCCCGTTTTCGATTGGATATCCAATTGCCTCACCTACAGTATCACAGCCTTGTTTTTAAGGTCAATAGGCCACCGCGCGAATTTTCATGAAAATTCGATAGTGGACTAGAGTTCACTATAAAAGCTCGGGGATATCGACAAAGGAAAAATTACCCTAATAAGGCTTGACATGAATAGACTGATTTTCTAACATTTGGAGGTTCGACAACCGATCGCCATTCCCACCTCTGTTAGTTCGGAGAAGATTAGCGATGTCCAACGAAGATGTCGGGCTGGACAATGAAGCGCGGACGCTCGGAACCTACGAGGGTCAAGAGACTGCCGATGCTGTCGGAGAGCCGGAAGGACCGGAACTCCTGGGTATCCCTTTGAAGAAGGAAAAGAAGAAGGTGGCCGCTACCAAGACCAAGAAGAAGGCAGCCGAGAAGGCTGCCGCCCCCAAGAAGGAGGCCCCGGTCAGGAAGCCGACTCCGGTGTCGGCGAAGGATGTCAGCCAGGCTGAACGGGGTCGCCTGGCCCGTGACAAGGAGATCGCCGAGAAGCTGAAGTTGATCTCTGACGGAACTCGGGCGTCGATCGTCCGAATCCTGTCGGGCGGGGAACTGCACGTCAACGCGATCTGTGACAGACTGGGATCCTCTCAGCCTGCCGTCAGCCATCATCTCGCGTTGCTCCGTCACGCCGGGATCGCTACGCCCCGACGCGACGGCAAGAGCAATTTCTATAGCCTCACCGAAGACGGCGAAGTGCTTGCCAACGTCGTCTCGGGCATGGCTTCCTGATTGGGAACGAGAATCCTAAGAAGCGGTCAGAGCACGGACTTGTTCCGTGCTCTTTTCGTTTGCCAGCCGCCGGAAAAAATCCATCCACTTTTGTTTGGATGGCGACTGCCATGAATAGTTATCGATAACTTTTTGTCTTGCCGCCTTGTGCATCTCCCGGACCTTCGACGGATTTTCGATCAGCAGGGAAAGCGATTCCTCCCAATCTTCGGCATCCTGACATAACAGGCCGTCCCTACTGTCTTCGATTGTGGCCGCGTAAGGCCCAAGATCCGAGGCAACAGAAGCCGCTCCGGCAAGAGTCATTTCCAAGTATTTAATATTGGACTTGACTCGATTGAACCGGCAATCGACCACCGGAATCATGGAAATATCAGGCGAGAACAGCGTCAGGTTGTGCGGGTAGTACGGCAGTTCACATACGCCGACCTGCACGACTCGATTGCGAAGGTCGGGAAGAGTTTCGTTGTTGATGCGAAGTTGGGACGGGATCAGGCCCATAAAAATGAAATGAACCTTATCCTTATATTTCTTTACCAGTTTGAAAACAACGTCCCCGATCAGATCAACGTCTGCCTGGTGAGACATTGATCCCGACCACATGACACGAACAGGACCGGATTGCTTGCGGCACGGCTCGAATTTCCAGGCGTCAAGGTCGATGAGGTTAGGAAGAACCGTGATTCGATCTGAGAATGTCGGATACGCTTTCGCGTATTCATTCTTAAAAATGTCCGTCGTCAGAGTGACATGATCGGAGTAGCTGAGGCACGCCTTCATCATGTCAGTCTTACCCTGACCGATCATCTCGCGAGCCGGATTCCAGGCTGGAACTTCCAGGAGATCATCGTCGGTGTCCCAGACGATCTTGCGGCGATTGAAGAACCGCATATCTGCCAAGGTCGGCACAAAATAAGGCATCACAAGCCTATGGAAGATGTAGCAATCATATTCATATTGATTGCTAAGCTTCTCTGAAATATCTAGCTGGATACCTTCTTTGGCGAGATCGGCGTGACACATGGCCCAGGGGAGGACGGCACGGTACAGGGCGCAGGCGGTGTTATCCGAGACGTTCATCAAGATTCGGTAAGGCATCGATATCTCTATAGAACTTTGTGATCTTTTGATCTTTGACGACTCTGCATACAATCATAAAACCATTGCCAACTTTGTCGTCTTTCTCTAGACGCTCAAGGACGGGAAGGGAATCCCCGAAGCACATGTCCAGGAGTTCAAGGAATGTTTCGAGGCGATAATGATGGTAGTGCCCGCGCGGCCCCTGGCCGGAAACGCAAGGATGCGTCTCAATGGTCGCCTTGCTCTTCCAATCGGCAAGATGATGGTGAAGGTCTGTGTAAGGGTGCTGTTTATCTTCGGGGCCGTCGTCTCTGTTAGGGACGTTGAAGAAGATCAGGCCCCCATCCTTCACAACGCGGTGCCATTCGAGGATCGTTGAGATTGTGTCGGGACAGTGTTCAATTACGTGCGAATTGATAACATAATCAAAATCGCCGTCTTGGAACGGCAGGCGCCACGCCTCCGCAATGACATCAACGGGGAGAAATTCGCCGCAAAACCTGACTTCGGCTTGCTTGTGGGCGGTCATCTCGTCGGTGTAATCGACATTGATACATCCGGCGATATTAAAATGATTGTGGGCTGAACCGCCGATCTCGATTCCACGCAGTCCGTCGAGCCATTTATGAGCAAGCTTTGATTCTGGGAATTTTGGCATTATAATGTTACTTTGATGTATTGTTTTCTAGAGAACAAAATACATGCCTTGATCGTTATGCCTTTTACGGACAGGCATGTCGTGACGATGATTCAAGCCGCTATAGTGCGAAATCAGGGCACGGCGTTCGAGGCCGCGAACCCTGGGAGCCGATCCGCGATGAACGAGAGCGCCATTCCAGACCAGGACATCACCCTTGTTCGCCGGAATAAATCGATCGACAACGGCATTCTCTTGAAGAATTTTCTCGTCGCACGCCCTGGAAACAAACCCTTGAGTCAGGGTAGGCCAGTGGTCATTCCATTCCGCAGAATTTTTCATATCGAAAGGCGCGGCGTCCCAAACTTTCTGACGGCTCATGAGGGGCCATTTGTGGGATCCGCGAATATACTCGAACGGCCCCGAATCCGGATCGATATCATCGAGCGCAAACCATACGGCGAGATAATGATTGTAAACTTCTGTAGGGTTAAGGTATGAATCTTGGTGCCAATCACGTTCCGTGCTCACCCAATTGCACAGGTTAAGGTGAAGGCCCATCTCTTCGCCAACCAGATGCCCGAGCGTGTCCATCAGGTGCCCGGCTAGACATAGATCCCGAATTTCATGAACATCCATGTATGGAACGTTCGGACGCCACTTCTTATGAAATGGCTTGTCCTTGATCCATCGCTCACAGTAGGCATCAATGAGGGCTGGGTCGATGATTTTACGAAGGATAACCAGGCCGTCATTCCGCCACTTCCGTTGAAGCGGGGTCAGATTCGGCGGTGGAACTTCGCGGTCAAGAAACGGCTTGAGATGATCGGGAATATCCTCGGAAAGTTCTTCAAATGTCACCATCGACATTCTTTCTTATGATTGCTTGTTTCGTAGGGGGCCGAACACCGAGACGGTGGTGCCGGGAGAATTCTGAATATCCCTGATTGCTCGCGTGTTTCAATCCACGTCCCCTGCAAAGGGAACGACTTTTGGAATATCCCTGATTGCTCGTGTGAAGTCAAGTAGGCTTAGACGGTTTTTCAGGATTACGCCGCAAACGGCCTGAAATCGGCTGTTCGCCGTAGGTGGCCAGGGCGAGATTGATACCCTGTTCCAAAAGCTGTTCAAGAGGGATCTTTACACCGTGGATGATTTGTATATTCTTTAGTCTTCTCTTGAGAGCCTTTTTATAGGACGGCTGGCCTCGCAAGAGGGCAATTGTGACTCGCTGTTCCGTAGACATGATCGCTGCCTCCTGTTTTGGGGAATTAGTTCTCCGAATCTCGGCGTTGACTGTTTTCCAGGGAAATTGTACCGGGAAATAGCAAGTCCGAAAAGCGAAGATTTCGTGACGAAGGCCGAATGTTGAAAAAAGCTGAAAATTCTATTTGACTTCCAGGCAAGGGAATGCGATGATAGAGAGGGCGGCTGGATTACCAAAATTCAGGAGACGAATGGCAGTGCGGCACTGATAGCTCTGGTGCGGCTGCGCCGCACGAGGGACGACGGAGAAGGAGGGGTGTCGGTGGCGAACTTGCGCCGGAGAATTCAAGGTATGCGTGAAAAAGACTGGATTGTTGAATTTGAGGGGTTATGTGCTTTTTCGTTTATCTTGTTTTCCGTTGGATCCGCCGTTCTCGGAAACCTGGCTCCGCTTGGGTTCCTGATTGTGCTTGGTTCGGTGAGCCGGATCGTCTACGGCTCGTCAGTTATTAAAAAGGAAGATGAATGATTCCATTGTTCATTGTTACACGTAATCGCGTCTCTATGCTTCGCGGCCTGGTGAATCAAGTTCGGAGGCTTGACGGACTTCATCCGATCATCCTGGATAACGGGTCGGACTGGCCCCCGATGGTGAGGTATCTCCAGGAACTTGAGAGCGATCCGCTGATTCGTAAGGTGGCCTATCTCGGTGACAACATTGGAGGTTACGCGCCGTGGCATCCGTTTGATAAGAAGCGAACCATTATGGACTGGGCTTATCCGGAGCTATGGAGAACAAGTAATTATATCGTCACAGATGATGATCTTGATTTGTCGGGAGCGCTCGCGGCCGGAAACCTGATTGAATGGATGAAGCGGGGCCTGGACCGAAATCCAAAAGTCATCAAGGTAGGCCCGGCCCTGGAATACCTGGATTTGCCGCGCAAGTACCCGTTGAAAAACGCCGTGGTTGCTGACCAGGAGAAACATTGGCAGGAGATTGCCGATTCCGTTTATGACGGAAACGGCAGAAGAAATGTTTTGTATTACAATGCGAACATCGATACAACAATGGCCATGTATCGGGTCAAGGATATTCCCGAGATCGGGCCGCGCGCGATGGGTAATGGGCTGAGAATTGGTAGGCCATTCTCAGTTAAACATTTGCCTTGGTATAAAGGTGTTGAAGATCTTACATCGGAGGATTGGTACTACTTGAAGACAACAGAAACGTATACTTATTGGACAGATCTTTTCAAGGATTATGTCAAAGCGAGAAAGGTGGAGTCATCCTGTTATAGAATATTGTGACGAAAAATGAGGCCGATTCCTGCGGACACGGCGTGCGTTCTAGTGAATCTATCAGGAGATTTTCAGGTGATCGAACGAGTGATTTCTGGTGGTCAGTTCGGCGCGGATCTTGGCGGGCTGATCGCCGCGAAGGCGTGCGGAATCCCTACGGGCGGCACTGCGCCCAAAGGATTTCGCACCGAGAGGGGGAACTACAGGATTCTCGGGTCGGCATTCGGACTTGTCGAGCATAGTTCGCCCGACTATCCGGCGAGAACGGAACAAAATGTTATTAATTCTGATATTACAGTTTATTTTATAGGAAAGGGAGGCGATAATTCATCGGGTTTCTACTGCACTCAGAAGTTTGCAAATATACACTATAAACCGTTCTGGTCAATCAGGGAAAATTTCTGGGGATCGGAGTCTCCGGACCAGCTTGCAATGAAACTATATTTAAAAGATTACAGGATCTTGAACGTTGCGGGAAGTCGGGAGTCCAAGTCCAGGGGAATTGAGGAGTGGGTTACGAAGTTTCTCGTGACAACGTTCAAGATTATGAAGATTCATTGCGAGCTTCAAGGTTCTGACGTGGAAGAGATGCGAGAAGAGCCGGCGTATTGATAACTCTGGTGCCGCTTCGCGGCACGGGTTACGACGGAGGAAGGGGAGTGTCGCGGGCACTGTGTCACGCGGCGGAAAGAGCGAGGACTTGAACAGGAGGCCATATGTTTGACTACAAGGCTAAGATTATGAGATTTATTGACAGGTGTGCGCCTATCATGGATGTCACGAGCAAGATGTGTATCCAGATGAATGTTGGGGTTTTTATGGCCGGGTGGAGCATTATGTCAAATATAGAAAAAGGCGCGGCTGTTGCCCTTGTGTATGGTTTGGGATCAGGATTGGCTTGGTGGGCTTGGGCGGATCTTATGATGTTTGTTATCGAGGAAATTACCGACAGATATGCTAATTCTGCCAGATCTAATGTGGCGCAAAGGATGACCGAGGCAGACGTGCCGCGTTCCGAGTAGCCGCCCCGCCACTGCCCTCTCTCCGTCGTCTCTTTTGCCCCGCGAAGCGGGGCAACTTCTTTGAGTGGCCAGGTAAACGAGCCAAGCCGCCTCAGTTTCCTGAGACGGCTTGCAGGAGAGTCATTGCAAGCTATGCACTCTCAAGGGGATAGTGGTTTCAATTCGCACCCTTTTACAAGGACGGAAGAACCAGTTCAGGCGATCAGATAGTCAGGCTAACCTGAGATCGTCTCGCAACTCTCCTGGCTTGCAACCAGAGAGAATCCCGCTCGTCCAGCCGGTGTTAAGCCTCACGTTGCCGTGTGCTGGCCAGGCGTGGATGATTATGCCAGAAGATTGTCCCGGCTTCAATCCTAATTTTCAGGATTTTTCAGAATTTGGGGATTGTCTTTTTCAGGATCTTTCTTATGATATGGTAGGCAAAATGGGCGATTTAAAAAGAAGGGATGGTCATGGAAAGAATTAGGTGGGCGAGAGAGGAAGATGGGCAGGTGGTGGATTTAACGAGAATACTTGCTTTTATGTGGATAGCGGTTATGATTGTGATGATCTTCGGGGTGGGAGAAGTGAGGCGGGCGGCTGATGTGGAGATTGGGCGGGCAACCGGGGCGAGTCGTTACGAGGGGGTGGATGATGAGGCGTGCGTTCACGATGATCGAGTTGCTGATTGTCATTGTTGTCCTGACGCTGTTGGTGGGAATGCTTCTGCCGGCGGTCAAGAGGGCGTACAACAGAGCGGAAGAAGCAGCAGTAGCAGCCGAGATGAATTCAATTGAAATCGCCCTGGCGGCGTTCAAGAACAGGTATGGGGCGTATCCGCCGAGCCGGGTCGTGATTGCAGAGGACGGGGACTATTCGGTGGCGAACTTGGGGCCGACGATGGTGAAGCTGGCCCCGCGAAGCCTGGGATATCTGAGGCGGTTCTGGCCCCGGATGAAGCTGAGTACAGATGGGAGCAAGCCAGCGATCCCCGGAGGCTGGTATGATGTGAATGGCGATCATATCAAGAATAAGCCGTATGTTGTGGATGGTAGAGAGTGTTTGGTGGTGTTCCTGGGAGGAGTGTTGTATCCAGCCGGAGATGGTTGGACGATGAGCGGGCTAGACAGGAACCCGGCGAATCCGTTCACGAGCGCGGTTGCGCCGCCGATCGGGAAGACGTGGCCTTATGGGACAAATCGCGATGAACCGCTACACACTTTCGACGCTGGTCGTCTTGCCGCGTCTGGCAATCCGACTCTTTCCACGGGCGACGGGCCGCTCTTGGCCTACAGGGATGTCCTGGGAAGTTTTCTTGTGTACTTCTCGGCGTACGAAGGTGCCGGCTACGATCCGGATGACGTTAATGTACAGGAAGAAGATGAAGCGGGGACTCCTGCTTATCTCCTGGGCGCCTTCGCGACAGCCAATGCGGCAACGCCGACGTTGGTTAACGGTGCGGTGTCCTCTCCCGCCCCGAATCCCTACACGATTGACACGCCTTTACCTACAGATGCGAATGGGAAGATCGTAAACGATCCGAGACATCGGGTTTATTACGATGAAAGTAAGTTTCAATTGATTTCGGCGGGGCTTGACGGGTTGTACGGGATTGGGGGTCAATGGAAGAAGGAAGCGGCTGACCCGTTGCCGTTCTGGGCACAGGCGAACTCGGTAATCACCGGGCAAACATTTAGTAATATGATTAGGAACCGAGAACGCGATAATGTTACGAGCTTTGCGAAGGCTCGGCTGGATTGACGGAAGTCCATAGGTTCTGAGGGCAGGACTCTGAGGCCCATTCAGTTTTCGTGAGGACAGGGCAGCCACAAGCCGAACAGGACATATCGGTTTTGAGATACAGGCACGATCGACATACGTCGAGTCGTGCCTGTTTTTGTTCCGGAGTGACGCGGATCATGCCGTTGGAGACGTGGCCGGCGGCAGCCTTGACGAAGTTGGCGGCTTTCCGGAAGAGACTGGGGGAATCTTTGTAGTCAGGGAATTGATCCTGGAGGGAGTGAGCTTCGATCATGCAGATGGAACAAGCGCGGAGATTGACCTGACCGGGCGGCGCATCATCAGACGATTTTCCAGCCTTGCAATGACGTAACTCGCACGAACCGCACGACGACGGACGGGTGACTTCGCCTCGCTCGGGGCAGGCGGCGATCAAAGAGTTGAGATTTGATGAAATATTTGCGTAGCTTGATTCTAGCAAGTTTTCTTTGGGGATATCTGGTTCCAGGATTGCGTTGTGAGCGCGAGGATGTTTTACGGGGAGATGCCCGAGAACGCAATGGAAACATCGATCATAAGTGACACTGTTTGGAAACTGAGGGAATAATCCTTGGCCAATCGAACAATTCCACGTAGTGTCGTTGATTTTGCTTCTGTATTCGCATTTTTGTATGAATGACTTTATTTGTGAATTTGTTGGAAATTCCTGTTGTCCCGTGGGAGGGATATTAGGTTTTTCCTGGACAATTTTGGTTGTGTCGTGATAAAAATGGTCTCGAGAGATATCTACTTTTTTATTTGTTATAGATGATGTAGTTTTGATAATATCTTCAATTGACATGGAATCGTAAATCGCGACATGAGGGGTTCCGTCTTCGTGCCTTGATACGATCTTTCCTGTCATTGTTAACCCTGGACGACAACTGTATCGCTGAATCCGTAAGTGAAATTGAATGTTGCTCTAAGGTTTACGCAGTCAACAGTAGCGGTAACTGTTTCTGCCAAAGTTATCAGGGGAGGATTTAATCCTGGAGTAGCACATGATGCCGGATTCCCGGACGGCGTAACCGCTCCGGAGAAATTGCAGTATGAACCTACAGGAGCCGTCCCCCCTGATCCGTCATTGCAGACAGTAATATATCTTGTAAGCGTCCATTGTCCGTCGTGTGTGCATTGAAGAAAATATGTATACGCTACAGTGCTTGAATATGTTCCCCCTCCACATCCTAGCCCTCCGAGGGGCGAAGGATCTACGCAACTTACGGTGATAGGAAGAGCCGTCGTGAGACAGTTTGTTCCGAATCCGATGCTTCCGTTGGGGACCATCGAATACGTCCCTGACGAATCAGTCAGGGTCGGCGGGTAGGTAATTGGTTCATCGCAACAAAAACAGAGATATCCTGTAGGTGGAAGGGATGGCCAATTTCCGTTTACATTCAACCCATAGATGTTTGACCCGGTGGAGTGGTCTGGTACAGAATTTTCACATCCGATACCAATTGGCCAGCTTGTGTTTAACCACCTAGGAGGCTTCGATAGAGTAAGAGTTCCGTTGCAGCCGGATCTGAAGTTGAGCGGACCTATGATCCCGTCCGCTGTCGTAGTTCCGCTAAACGTACCTACGTCGCCGCTGATAGTCCAGCCAATTCCACCCAGGGGGCCCCCGTCGCATCCATCAACTTCTCCTGTCCAGGTGTATTGAACAGCAGTTACAGTGATATTTTTAGTTGTACTGCATGATGAGACTGTTACTGTATCTGTCTGGGAGTTGAAACATGGACTGCAAGTGAATTCTAATGCGTATGTTCCAAATTTCGGGACACAGAAAGAAAGCACTCCAGAGTCAGGAAGAGAAGCCGATAAGTTCATTCCATTTCCTGTGACATGAACATGGCATCCACCAAGAGTAACGCAGGTTCCTCCTAAGATTGAATAGTTGACAGTTACATTAATTGATGGAACGTTTAGGCTTGCATTTGCTGTTTGGCCGCAGATTCCAAAGAAGCTAGCGGAAGCCAGGCCGCAATCCCCGTGCGCAACCAGGGTGTAGGTTCCGGCCGGCTTGAAGCTCATGCAACAGATTCCGCTTGACGTAACGCAAGAATTGACCGCGACACCTAAATCGTTAATCAGGTCAATACTGGTGCCATCAACAAGAATCCCGCATCCCCTTACAGTCGCGCAAACCTGGCCCGAACAGCTTGATGTTCCGCAGTCACATGGAAGTGTGTCTTTTCTTATATAAGTTTGGAATAGCTTTCCATCGGTTAGGCAGTTGAGGAATACTTCTACAACCGCAAGTCCACCTTGTTTTGTTGGGGGTCCGTAGGATTCAAAGCAGGGCGTTTTGGATGCTGATGCTGTGTTGCATCCGCCGATTGTGGAATCCCAGTGGAAAAGCTCTTCTGGTTCACTGTTGTAATCAGAGGTAAACAGTCTTGTAAATAGTTTTTTTGGTCGATATGTCCATTCGATCGTGTCCAGGAGGGCGTTGGGAGTGGGAGCGATGACTTCAGGGTAAACTTCATCGAAGGATTGTGATTTCCAGATAAAATAATCTTTAATTATCTGTTCTGCTAGTGTATCAAGAATCGACTGATTCGTTGGCGTGGTTCCCCCGGCATTGAACTGGGCGATTACCCGATCATGGAACCATTTCGTCGCGCCGACGAACCCAGGGCCAGAAATTTGCGTAATTCCAAGTGAAGATAGAGGGGCAACGTGCGTGTAAAACGCCGGAACAGAGGCCGATGCCTGCCCGTTGCACCTCCGGGTCTGAAATCTCACGGCTCCAGAAGCGGGAATTATTGAAGATTGTCCAAACATTTTTATTGAACTACGTCTGTTGAGATGTAGGTCTGGATAAGGAGGCCGTCAGTTAGGCACACCTTGTATCTCGTCATGGTCAGGTTTACGCCTGAGCATTGAGCAGGAGGCCCATAAAAAATTATACATGGCTCTGGTCCAACTACAAGATTAGCTGACGATACGTCAACGCATCCCGAGGTTGGATACCAGTGAAAAAGCTCTTCTGGGTCAGAATTATATTCTTTCGTGAATAGACGTGTAAAAAGTTCGCCGCGAGGCCGGTACGTCCATTCGATCGTGTCCAGGAGGGCATTGGGAACGGGGGCGATGACTTCGGGGTAAACCTCATCGAAGGATTCCGTGAGCCAACCCCAGTAATCCTTGAGAATCCGATTCGCCAGGGCGTCAAGGTCGGCCTGGTTGGTCGGTGTGGACGATCCCTGATTGAACAGGGCGATGGCGCTGTCGTGGAACCATTTGATTGTGCTCTGAACACCCTGAATCGAGGCAGGGGCATTAGGAACGCCAGCCGAAGGAAACGCGACAATCTTGGTGTAAAATTGAGGCACCGCCGTACCGGACGCCTGCCCGGTGCAACGCCTGCCCAGGAACCGGACACCGCCCGACGAGGGGAATACGGCGGTTTTACCAAAATCAAAGCTCATATGATTGTGTCAGTAAAACGATCGCCGCCCGCAATCAGGGTTCGCGTCAGATGAGGGATGCTGTTTACGTCGTTAAGTAAGGCTGTGTAGGCGGTCGAGAAGTTTTGAGTCTTGACCGTTCCGTCGTATAGTCTGACGACCTTCTGCCCTACATTGAACGCCAGGGCGTCAAACCACGGCGGCAAGACTTCATAGGACATATTAAGTTGCGGCGATGCTCTTAGATATGAAGAACTGATTGTATCTACCTGGACCGTGGTCCCAAGCGAATCGCTGACTTTCTGAAAGGCGTTGATCCAGGTTTCGCCGTTCGTCTGATCGAACTGGAGGAGCGGAGTCGCCTTGTACCACCAGTAATAACGCTCGTCAACAACCGTGAGAAGGTATAGATTGTTGACTGTATGATTTTCTTCATCGACGGGAACCGCCGAGAGCGGTGAAGGCGGGAGAAGATAGACCTTCGTGTCGAGAGTTTCGTCATTCTCCGCACCGGGCGAGTCCATCTTGAGCCGGATCGGCACCGATGGACCCGCCCCCGTGGACGTGAACGCCGCGTCTCGGATCTTGTCTGTCCAGTAGGCATCGGCCAGGAAATGTCCGTAAGCCCACCGGCAAGCCCCTGTCGGCCAGTAAAACTTATTGATGACGAAATCCCGCTCGCGCCGATACCCGGTCGGCCACGTCAACGAGGCATAACCCCAACCAGGAAACGCCCGTCGTAGCCATGGAAAATATGCTTCTGGGTTGATATTTTTTTCGACAAACCCGTACACTTCCCCCGGAAGATCTTCGACGGTTAACGGATAATTTGCTAATGTGAGTGACATTTTGCCTGATCCGGTGCCGCTTCGCGGCACAAGGGACGACGGAGAAGGAGGAGTGTCGGCGGCAGCTAGATTATAGGGGAAATAGTGTCGGTATTTTGACTGAGCAATTCCTGATATCTTACGATGAAATTGAGATCCAAGCCGACGTAGGACGAATTCCCCTTATAGTAACGTGGCTCGGAGATTCCTTCCAGAGCAAGCGGATTCTCAGCGAGGAATTGGCCGCCAAATCCAAGGAAGAAGAGTTGTAGATTTTCGACTAGATATTGAGAGAGAGAGTAAAGGGAAATCGCCGGATTGTTTACGGTCAGGGCCAGGTCGGCGCGACCCGTAATATCCATAGAGTTATGGACGTATGGAGAAACTGTGAAGTTTCCTTCCATTGTGGCGTAATTGCGGCCGGCTCCATACTTGTCTAGGTCTATAGATCTAAATGTACCTGGCTTAATGTTGACGTAGGGACCGCCGGCTAGCGGGAAACTTCGTTCGTTTCTAATAACGATTGATGATTGAACGTTATTGATATATCCTTGCTGAAGGATAGCGTCCTGGACAGACAAGAGAAGATCGGCCATTCCGGTCGGAGAGGGCCGGGATGACGTGATCGTGGTGTTGTTCGCTTCAGGAACAGATATTGAATGAGTCCAGGGGAATTTGAAGGTGAGATCAATTCCGCACCATTCTCCGGCTCCTTCAAAAATTTGCGGACTTGAATATGTTTCTAGAACAATAGGTTCTTGTGTTAGCGGATTGCCGTTGGAGTCAATCGGGAATTCAATGTCCAGTACATCCACGATGAAATCGGCTGTCCGCATCAGTCCGGTACTGGCGTCTGTGAGCCGGATTGTATCGTTTCCTGTGTAGTCTAGAATAGATTTATCGACAACTCTAATCGTAAATCTTCCGTCGTAGCCGGAATAATAGCGGCCGTCGCCCATGATCTCTCCGCTTAGCCATTTCGATGGACCAGGCATGATGAAGGCGATCGGGCCTTCTGAGAGAGGTGGCGGATTTTTGTAGAGTGTGATTGGCGCCCGGACGCTGCCGAATCGTGGGGAAGACTTTGGGAAAAGCTGATTAGGATACGGCTGAAGCGGAATTAGCCGGCCAGGAAAAAGGCCGAACTGATTTGCGGCGTTCTGAAGGGCTGCCTGGACAGAGAGAAGAATGAGGGCGTAATCGGAAACTGTTCCCCCAAAGCCTGCGCTCTGCGGGAACAGCCGTGATGGGAATGGGAATTCTTGAAATAATTTTGATGGATACATTTCAAGGAAGATTATTGAATTCTACGTTTGTTCGATTGTTCTCTGAGTCAGTTGTTACTGTCGCTCTGACGACCGTGCCGGCCGGATTGAGAATCTGGACTGGCGAAGGGCTGCCGACTCCATTGAGAAGTCCGTAGCACGCCGCATTAAAAACCAGGGCGATCCCCTGGCGTGCATTGATATTAGGTTGGCTTCCGGCGGCAGCCTCAATAACGATCGAGTCGATTCCGGTTGATGATAAAGCGAATCCAGCTTTATCGGTAATTGAGTTCACGGAGCCAAACGTTGTTCCGTCCCAGAATCCACTTCCTGTTCCTACACAAACGTCGCTTGAAACTGGAGATCCGCCCGCACGTAGATATGTTCTCCACTTATAGTTACCGGCCGGAGAACTGACGGGGAACTGACACACGTACACTCCGCTCGAGGCTGGCGTCTCGAGCGTCGAAGTCGCAAATGTCGCCCATGATGCCACCGAGAGAGCGACGTAATTCAACCCGTTCCAGACCGTGTTGTCCGGCGCCACGATCTGAGTGTAGAGGTTCACGCCCGTGGGATACACAATGACGAGGGTGGTGTCGGCCATCGATTATGCTCCTTGCGGTTCGGCCATCGCGTCATGTTCCGCCTGGAGCCGGGCGATCGTCTCACGCAGTTCCCGGCATCGCTTCTCGCGGGCCATCTGTTGCCCAAGCTCGGTGCCGCCAAGCGTCTCGATCAGGGTCTTCTGCTCGTCGATCACTTTAAGGAGTTCGGCGATTTGCGAACGCAGTCCGTCAGTTTCAGCGCGGTGGTCGGCCTGGAGTTGCTCCTTGAGCGTGGCAAGGGCGACTGAGTGGCTATCGGCGATCGCTTGGATCGCTTCGGTGTGAGCCTGCGCCGCTTCGTCGAGTGCCGTCTGATGCTTGCCCGTCACAGCCTTTTGTTCGTCAATCACCTTGTGGAGTTCAGTGATCTGAGCCTGTAGTTCGTCCGTTTCGGCACGGCGGTCAGCCTGGAGTTGCTCCTTCAGTGAGGCCATCGCCTTCGCATGGCTATCAGTCGCCGCCTGGAGGTTCGAGGCGTGGGCCTGTGCCGCTTCGTCGAGTTCCGCCCTATGTTTGCCGTAGGTATCTTGCAAGGCCGTCGCGTGTGTGGCCTTCAGGTCGTCGCATTCCTTGCAGTGACACTCGCGGAGTGAAGCGACGGCCGTCTCGTGGGCTTGCTCGCGATCGTCGGACCATCGCTGGACCGCCGCGAACAGGAGATCTTTGATGCCCTCGATCGGGCGATAGTTGTCGAGCACGTCCACCACGCTGCCGGCGACCACGCCGTCTACATTGACGTGGGCAAGATCGATTACTTTGACTTCGGGCATTTCCGCCTCACGGGTTGAATACGTCACCAGAAACACGCCGGTCGAGCGGCGGCGAGAGGAACTCGACGTAGGGGGACGAACTGAAGCCTCCATCGCCCGACTTGATATAGTGTTCGTCGGTGGTGTACGTGAAAACTGGCGTAGCGTAAGACGAGTCCAGCGTGTGCGACCAGCGGCCTTGCAATGTGCTCCGCGGCCAGAGATGGGACGCGACGGATCGTCTAACCTTGTAGGCCAATCCGAGGCAAAGACCAACGAGGATTCCGAGATAAAATGCGAATTCGCTCATGAAAACCTCACGGGTTGAATACCACGACCTTGTAGGTGGCCGAGGCGGGGTCGATCGGCGATCCGGTGATATTGGCGGCGCACACCGTCACGACGCCCGAGGCGGAAACGCGGGCCCCCACGATCACACCCGCCTCCAGGACGGAAGGGGGACCGAGCGATACCATCGCACCGGCGGCCGCGCCGGTGACGGAGATGGTAAGTTCCTGCTGTCCTCCCGCCGCGATCGAGGGGAAATCGAGGATCGCCGAGGCCGGGAGGATTTTGCTCAAGCTCGCCCCGCCGCCCACCGAAAGCGACCCGGCCAGCGTCGTCGAGAGATCGCCCTTGAACGTGGCAACGATATCCTGAGTCGTCTGGCTGGTCGCGATCTTGATCCGCATGCCCGAGTTGACTGCCGTCGAAGAGCATGACGACTCGATCGAATTCCGCCAGTTTCCTGTTCCGAGGTTGCCCGCGATTTGGGCGCGAAAGACTTCGTTATAGGCTCCGTCCGCGCCCGACGTGTCGGTATCGATCAGGCCGGAAAACGTAGAACTACCCGCGACAGTTAGCGTGCCACTACTGGTCAGGTTCGCCGCTGTCAGTCCAATAATATCAACGTATGCTAGAGTGCTGCCAACGTGCTGAATCTGGAAAATTTTATGGTTTGTGTGGAGAACATTTGCATTGAATGTAAATACGTCGATTTCGTCAATTGTATCCGCCTGGACCGTAACTCCGGCAGGGGTCTTGTATCGCAGCGAAGTGAACCAACTGCCAACTTCCAGCGTCGTGTTGTTGCCCGTGAGCGATCGGGTTGGCTGGCTGTCGTTTCCGAAGATCAGCGTTCCTACACTTGTGCCATCGGCAGCCGAGACAGTGAGGCTGCCTCCGACTACCGTTGTCGGGCCACTTACCAGGAGCGATCCTTCAAGAGATGTCGAGAGATCGCCCTTGAATGCGGCGACAACCTCTTGCGTGGTCTGGCTGGTCGCAATTTTGATTTGCACGCCCGAAAGGGATGGCGTTGACGAAAGTGACGACTCGATTGAATTTCGCCAACTACCTACTCCGAGATTGCCCGCGATTTGGGCGCGAAAAACCTCGTTATAAGATCCGTCCGAACCTGAGTTGGCCGCATTAATCAGTCCCGAAAATGTCGAACCACCTGCGACAGTTAGTGTGCCACTGCTGGTTAGGTTCGTTGCCGTCAGGCCAGCAATATCAACGTATGCTAGAGTGCTGCCAACGTGCTGAATCTGGAAAATTTTATGGTTTGTGTGGAGAACATTTGCATTGAATGTAAATACATCGATTTCGTCGATTGTGTCTGACTGAATAACAACTCCGGCAGGAGTCTTGTAACGCAGCGAGGTAAACCAACTGCCAACCTCTAGCGTTGTGTTATTGCCTTTGAGCGAGCGGGTTGGCTGGTTGTCGTTGCCGAAGATCAGCGTTCCGGAGGAGCCGCCGTCCACATCGCTGAGCGTGTGCGATCCGATTGAGACGGTCGGGGAGAGCAACTGAATCACCGAGGCTGCTGCGGTTGCTCCGGCAACGACATTCACGATCGAGAAGGAACCTCCGGTTGCCGGGCCTGCGGCGATCGTGAACGATGAGGCGAATCCAGCCACTACTGGGCCGAGTTCGATGCCGAACCGTGTCGCTCCCGATGCCCGGTCAAGGGTGAAACTCCAGGGCCTCCGCTGAAAACGGTTGACCCCATCGTTTGCAGGCGAGAGAAACTCGACGTAGGCTTCGGCGGTCGTTTTTCCTGACGAAGCTTCGTAATAATAAGCTTCGAGACTGTAGGTAAAAGACGGCTCACTGTTTAGACCGGGGTCTGTAAAATCACGGTTTGGATTATAACCAATAAACAGACCTGGATCCCATACCTGCGAAGAGCCGTTGGAAAAAAAATCGCCGTATGCACAAATATCCCATCGTCCCCGCGCTGGATCAATTGTCTGATGTTTAAGTAGGGTTTGTGGGTTAGGATTGGCGAGTGTTCCGGTCTCGGTCCCCGTGTTGATTTTCGGCACCGCCGCCACCGCGCCGACCGAAAGGGTCTGCGTTGAGGCATTGTAGGTCAGCGTGCTTGGTGTAGTCGGCACCTGGCCAGGCCCGGCGGATACGATAAGTGTGCTGACCGCGCTCGTGGCCAGGGCGGTATCCAGGAGTGGAACCCGTGTAGTGGTGGGCATCGTAATCCCCGATAATTTCTTTATTTTTTAATATATTAAGAGATCAATGAATCAGGGATTGTTGGAGACTGGCTCGAGGGGAGCAAAAGTCCGTAAGACTGAGATAGGCTCTTCATGTTAAAGAATCTATCAAAGAGTCTTTGGAATTGACCGGAATAGTTGTTGCTGATTGTGATATTATATGTATCGCCGTTAATAAGATTTTTGGAGGCCGAGAACGCGGCAATCGACGGTCCACCGGGATAGAAAATGGCCGGCTGCGCCATCGCCAGATGATCGATGAAAACGTTGTGACCGGCCTGTAAAGCGGTCGAAAGGCGAACCCGAAGACGAATGGCGGTCGGCAGGACACGCGGCGTCTGAAAGAACCCTGTAACCGGAACAAACGCCGAAGAAAGGGAAGTTAGGTCTGCCGAAACAAGGTTTGGAACTCCGGTTTCACTGTTGATGATGGCGTTGCTGTTATCAGTAAGTGAAAATTCAATGACACCTTGAGACGGAGCTGAGTTTACAGAAACGAATGCGTTAATGGCATATTGGGTCAGAGGGGCGATGATCGCGGACGTGTCGCCAGAGGCCGTTTTGGTTGCAAATTGCTGATATAAAGATGTGAGTTCAGATCCGTCTCCCGCGTATTCCAGAGACCACGTTCCATCGTAGACTTGTCCGGACGACTGGAAAACCGTGGATCCGGCTGTACCGACAAGGATATTCCAGGACGACGGAATATTGGTCGATGTCCAAGATTCAAAATTACTGTTGTTGAGATTATTTTGAATCCCCCTTCCCTGGCTTTGAGTCGCGTCGATGCAGGTTACAGACTGAGACGCACCGGAGCCAACTGGGTACAACCACGAAAGAGGATCACTGACGGGATACTGGCCAAGAAACGTGATTTGCTCGCGACCGGCGGTCGCCGAGCCTGACTGAGCATCATTTGTGACCGTTCCCCGGATCAGTTCGGCGAAGGAATTCTCCTGGATATATCCCAGTCCGTTCCAGAGACTCACGGCAACAACGGCATTGCCGGAGTTGCTGGCCCCGGCAGCCACGGACCCGGAGACAGTGCATGCCTGGACGGTCGAACCAGATGTAAGCATCTGATTGATAACCGCATTCATGCATACTTGAAGAGAAGATAGGGAGGTTTGCGGGATGGCGTCATTCGCCATCTGAGTAATTGTGCCCTGGGCAAGCTGCTGAAGATTGGACGGGAATCCACCGTTTGAATTTTGATATGAAAGAAGATTACTGTAAAGATTAGTAACTAAATTTTGATCGGTATTTTCGTACTGAGCATTGATAGAATCAACGTGCGGAGGAACGTCGGTTCCCCGTTGCGTGTTGAGCAGGTTTGTAAGCCCGAAGATCTTACCGAGGCGGGTGAACAAGCCTTCGGTGCCGGTTAATGGAATGCTCATAATTTAACTTTGATTCCCCGGATCGATGATTCCGTGGGTAAAGCTGCCGCCGTCACTGCTACCAGATGAGGGGAGCGTCAGGGTCGCTCCGGTGCCCCCATAAGGATAATTAATCCATTGAGGAACGTCAAAGGCAATCTGTTCAAGGTCAGGCATTGCAGTTCTCATTGCATACAGATATCTTCCCGTAACTTTAAATGTGGGCGTTTGACCATCTTCGATGATGAGAAGTTCGGCAGGATTGATTAATGATTCCATCAACACTTGATTTGGATCGCTGGAAACAAATGAGGGGATCTTGGGAACACTGCCGATTCGTTCCGCTTCCCATTCGACCACACGGCGAGTGTAGGGCTGATGAAGTGATACGATTGAGCATGTTTCGTTGGAATCGCCCTGGTCCGCTAGAGGGGCTTGATAGTTTCCGTGGTGAGTTTCGATGTATGAGTCAATTTTAACCTGAGTGTACATTCCTTCGTTGCTTTTGCTTGAATATCGGTTGGATGACGAAGGAAGAATGTTCGCCGGGAAAACTTGAACGACAGGCGGGGGACCGCAATAAGGAACAGGGTAGACTGCTCCACCCTCCTTAACGCAACCGGGATCAGGAAAGTTGTCACAGATTGACGACTTGATAGATGATGAAAGAAGGAGAAGGGCGTTATATCCCCGTGTTCCCTGATCTCGCGGAGGGCCTGGATTTCTTCCGCCAAAATCTGATCCAAGAATATTATCTTGTTTAAGTCCGTTTGTGTTGATGGTTCCCATCTCGTCAGTGCCGTTGGTTTGGTAGACTCGTTGAACGACGGTCACATCAACATATCGATCGGCGATTCCCTGAGTAATGCTCATATGCATAATATTTGCAACATTTGGATTACCGAAAGTGAGCTTGGACTGAAGAACTTGGAAGGCAAGCTGAGTAAGAACCCAATTCGAGGCACGAAGGGAACCCCAGAGCTTGACGTTCATTGTTTGGGCGGTCCATCCCCCTGGAAAATCAGATTTTGGAGCCTTTACGGTTGATACATTGAATGTTCCATCAATTTTTACGATATAGCTTCCCGAGCCTGTTTCGCTGGTGTCGCCTAGATTAAGGAGAACTTCTTCGTCTATAGCTTCATATTGAAGCGCATTTCCTTCAGTATTGACACCGACCCGAACACGTTTTCTGTGATATCCAAAAGGGACAGGAGGAAGCACTGAATCCCGAAACGAATCAGCAACGGCTTTTTGTTGGGCGAGAAGATCGATCCGGAAGTAAGCAACTCCGGTTGTTGTAAGCACGGTTTTCTGTTGCCAATCGATATCCTGAGACTGAGAAAATCGGTTAGAAATCAGGACCGGAGCCGATTCTAAACATTCATAAATATAAGTAGTGATTACGTAATTGACATGCCAGGTCTGATCTCCGGCGAGACGAGTGATCGTGCAAGACTGGGGAACTGGACCGTTATTTGCATCTACAGGAGTGTTTGGTAAAGGAGAAGTAAGTACATTTTGATTCCATGAATCAAACGTAAGATTCCCTTTGGGTGCCATAAGAGAGCCGCGAACAGCAACAAATGTAGTAGACGGCAACGATCCCGGAGATTCTACGGGAGGGGAACCGGCATAAGCCATCTCTAAAGGATTAATAATCCCATCTACATTAATTGTTACCTTAGACCACAGATAATCCACGCCGTCAGGAGTGTACTGAGGCTCAACGGAAATTTGATTGGTCTTGGTAAGAGCGATCTTGATTCCGTTATAGATTAAATATGCGCCTCTCATATGGTTATCCCAAAACAAATATTTCGATCAAGGTCCGTGCCTTCGCGGTCCCTTTCCGATCTCTCCAAAACCAGGCAGAGGGCCGCGAGGATCACGAATCCCGGCGCCACGGTCAGCCGCATTTTTGGCCCATTGGTTTGCAAGGGCATCAGCAGGAAGCATCTTTCCGGGATCGCCTTTGACTGCCGGAAAGAACCAGGCAACCAAGTCAACGAGAGCCTGAAGTGGTAACAATAATTGGTCAGTAAATTTTTCGGTAAGCGATTCGATCACGCCACCTGCGCCGCCAATCCCAGAGCCTTGAATGATCCGGTTAATCTGACTTGTCAGCTTCCCGAGAGACTTATCGAATCCTCCGACAGCGCCTGCTGTTAAAATTGCAGATGTATTAGCAATATTCCTGATACTTATATTTAATTCAACTTGATTATCTCTCATTCGATTAATTGCATCAACCAGGGCGGTTGACGTATTTTCTGTCCCACCGGCAATAGCGAAGTTCCGACGAATGTTACCAAATTCAAGACGTGCAAATGCCTGAGAAAGTTTACCTGAATATGCCTGGAATTCTCGATTATTTTCGTTGGTCGATTCCGCGAAAGACAGGAGAGAAGACCGGGCAGCCGAAATAGAAGAAACCATCAGTGAGAGACCAGCAACAGCCGATCCGGCGGCGGCACCAAGGGCACGCACGGCAACCGATCCGGCTGCTGCTGCGGCGGTGGACTGGGCAGTTTGTGCTGTGCTGCGTGCGGCCTGGGCTGCCCCTCGAGCCGCAACCTTCGCGGCTGCTCCGCGATTCGCAACGGATCGAAAGTTCTGGTATCTGGTCGCAACGTTCGCTTGAGCCGCACGGAATGTTTGAGCTGCCTTCCGGTACTGCGTTGCCGTCCGATTGGCTACCCGACTGGCTTGCCTGTGACGCGCCCTGAGAGCCGCAAGATGAGGACCGTAAGGGGAGGTTCCGGCCGTATATCCCATATGCTGATTTAACATATGGCGATACTGTTGATAAATAGAATCTCTGGCCCTGAATGCGCGGGCCTGTTGAACCTGCCTTCTTTTCAGAATATTTGAAGCTGTTGATTCTGCGGTAAGAGATTCGCGGTATTCTTCGCCGGCCTGAGCCGTGTCGGCCTGGGCACGCACGGCAATTTTTTGGAGCTTGGCTGCCTGACGAGCCTGAAAGGTGGCGAGATCAACCTGAGTCTCAATCTGATGACGCTGAGATGGCCGAAGAAAGGGATTCTTGGCGAACTCGCGGAGTTTCTGGAGGCCGACTTCTCCAAGTGGCGACGTTGTTGCAAGTTGAGCCGCTGTTGCCTTGGATTGACGGAATTTGCGGAAAAACTCCGTGGTAGATAAGACTTCGTTGCGGAGCTTTCCGAAGGCAGGAAGAGACTCAATGATATGTGAGGATAGTTTTCCGAAAATATTTCCCGTGATTGACCCTGCCTGGGATCTCAGAGACGGGAGAGTTGACTGATTGGAATTCTGTCCAGGAGCAAAGGGGGTTCCGGATGGGCTGCCGGAATTCTTCCCAAAAAGCCGGCTGAAAAATCCTGGAGAGTAGTTGTTGTTTTGATATGTTTGTTGCTGATTTTGGTTTTGAGATGAGAGTTGAGAAAATGCTTTTTTTAATGCATCAGAGAATGCTTTAGTGATTGTCTGGGTTACAGAGAATTGCTGAGTACCAGACTGAGACTGGGTTCCCCCAATTCCGCCAAGGAAATTGCCCGCCAGGCCAGCGATCGACTGGCGAAGTCGCTCGATGGCCTGGAGGAGCGCGTTTTCGTTCTGGTTAGTACCGTTTACCATGTCCGGTCGCAATCGACTCCTGTTCGGCGGCGGCTACGTCGTGAGCCTGCTCGAGAACTTGCGCCCATTCCTTGTTCGGAGCCATCGCGTCGAACATTGCCTTGTCTGGTTTGACGAAGGCCGCTTGGATGCCTTTCATCACACTGACGGCATTGACGGCAACGGCGCGCTCTCGATTGTACCAGAAGCCGAGCCATTCTCGGTAGGAGCGGGGCCGGTGCCCGAAGATGGCGGCAAGCTCGGCTCGTTCTCGGTATTTTTTTTTAACGAAGCAACGAACTCATTGTAAGATGAGTATGCGTCCAAGATCTCTTCGGTTGTAGTTCCGGTGCCGTCTCCCTGGAGAGGTTTGAGTCCGAACGTTTCGTAAAGGACAGGGAGGAGTTCTTCAATCCCCTCGTTCTGGCGATCGATGGCAATCTTGACGCTGGCAGCAGTCACTTCCGGGAGGAAGTTTCCAGCCGAATCGTAGGACTTGCCTTCTTCGTCTGTCCTGGCAATCTGTCCAAGCCATTCGGGGCCAGCAACCATACCGATAATGGTGTTGATATCAACAGATTCGCACGCCTTCTGGAATCGTCGTTCAATCACCATCGGATCGGCGAAAACTTCTTTTTCGCCATTGAAATACTTAAAAATCTTTCGCGTGCTCATGTTAGTCCGTACTGGGAACAGGAGAAGGAACGGTGTTAGAGTAGAGCGTGGCGGTCAGGTTGATGGAATTCCAGAGAGGAATGTGGCGGATCACGATACGGGGCCTCTTCAAGCGAACGCTCTGAGGCACCGTATAGTCGTCATGGAGCCACGACACGCCAAACTGATAACAGGGGGTGACTGTCGTGTTTTGGAATGTGAGGGCACGGTACGGATTCAGATATAGCATAGGGAAATAATATCCCTGTGCGATCATTAGTGATCCGAGGCCGTTCGCTTCGACTGCTCCAGCCGTGACCCCCGCGCCGACACGACGTTTAGCGATCTTATCAAGAACTGTTTGATTGTACTTGTTGAGAGTCATCGAAGCGTAAGCTTGCTCGCCCATGAACTGAGCGTCAACAGGTACGCTAGGACCACCAAAATCACTGACAATATCTTCGTATGTGGCAATGATCTGAAGTTGAACACCGTCCTCGGACCATCCCAGGAATTCCCAGGCTGCCGAAGTTCCTGTTCCCGTAAAGATTGCGCAGGGTCCAGGAACATATCCTTGTGACATTTTATGTCCATCCTTTCATTAAAGCTTCAGGGCTATTGAAAATTTTCTCAGTACAAGGTAAACTTGGTCTTGGTTTAGTCGTTTCCTCGAAAACAGGACACTGCGTCAATGAGCGTTTTCTTCTGTAATTTCTGTAAAGAAGAAATTAAGAATCGTTCCAATCTGTCCATGTACGAATTCAAAAAAAACGGAGGGGTCGTTTTTTGTTCTCGTTCATGCTCGGATAAAGGAAGGAGAAAAAGGCTGAAATCTGGAACTCCTACCGACCCTATCTTTGAAGGTGATACCGTTCTGATTCCTCTGTCTCTTGGCCAATGGGCGAAAGTCAGCCGAGAATCTTGGGATGCTATTCCTGAGCTTCGAGATAAATGTTGGAGCGCCAGGTGGTCCAAAGGAACCAGGAGCTACTACGCTCATAGGCACTATAAAAATACAAGTATAAATATGAGCAGAGTAATTGTCAACGCAAAATCCGGAGAAGTTGTTAATCATAAAAACTTTGACACTCTTGACAACACTCTCGCCAATCTTGAAATTTGCACTACAAGACAAAATAATACATACAGAAGAAAACATATCAAGAAAACTAGCAAATATATTGGCGTTTGCTTTCATAAAAGACAAAGGAAATGGGTAGCTGCTATAAAATACAAAGACAAAAGAATTCATATTGGTTCATTTGGCAATGAAGAAGATGCAGCAAAAGCTTATAATGAAAAAGCAAAAGAACTGTTTGGAGAACATTCTACTCCATTCAATGAGTTTATTCAAAATCCTCGTCTCAGATAATTGCGGATTCCCATCACGCGCTGGCATCGGTCGGTGAACTGATTCAGCGCGAGAATCTGAGATTGAGTCATGTTGAAGTTTGACGCAACTCCGGCCGCTTCTGCCTGCTGAAAGGACAGGACCAAAGAGCCGTTTCCAAGCGACTCCAGATCCTTCATCGCCATGTTATAGTCGGTAGTCACTGTCTCAGGCGGATTCGGAGCGTCACGCCCACCAAACATGAAATAGAAAGCAATATTTGAAATGATCCGTTTGAGGAAATCGCCAGACATTCCACCTTGAGAGATGATCGCCTGGAGATCATCAGGAAGGTATCGCTCTGATGCGACCAGATATGATTCTACATATCCAGAAGCATCATTGATCGCCGCCAGCATCCGAGGATTGGTTTGAAGTTGGGCAGAGGTAAGCTGGGTTCCGTTGTCCGTTGCTAGTTGCCCGAGAGTACGAACGTCCTTTCGGTCAATGACATCATTGACCGTGACATATGGAGTCAGACTTGAATTTGGAGTCTGTGTCATATGTCTAGCCCTTCATAAACAGGTGGCCGGCTTGCGCCGGCCACGATGGACTACGGAGAAGGAGGAGTGTCGGCGGCGAACGGAACGACGGCGAACCCGCTATCAGACCAGGCAACTCGTGAACTTGAACCCGCTAATCGTCGAGACAACGACCGGCGAGAAGTTGGAAACGACCCGGCCCGAATACCGACGATTGTTCGCGTCGTACATCGTTTCAACTGTCATTTCATCTTGATAGAAGAAGATTTGAACAGTTGAATACGACCGAGTTCCCTGGAGACCTTCAAGCTCGCCTTGGCGGGCCAGCATGTAGGCTTCGCCGTCAGGAACGACGTATCCAATCGTCGTGGAGGACGCACCCTTGTTCGTTGATACTCGCACCGCGTCTTCAACGGCGATCGGGTGGCCGTAGAGTGTATCCGGCAGGTTCCATCTGCCGTTCTGGTTCGGCACGTCACCCCGAAGCTGGGCAAGAGCAAATGGAGACTGCTTGATATAATCCTGGATTTCCCCGGACGCCGCCATCGCCATAGCCGTGGTGGGATTAACCACGACAGTTGTGTCGCGAGGCTGAACAACGCCGATAGTCTGAAGATTGATAATCTTATCGGCATACTGGAATGATTTCTTGATATTGGGTCCGGGATTGGTTCCGAGGCCGTCCTGTCCCGTGTTCCAGCCCTGGCCGGCGCCAAGGATCGTGCCGTTGACGGCGGCAGTATTACTCCCCCACGACGCGCCTGAAAGAGCATTGTAGGTGAGCAACGTTCGCGCGGTCATGCACTGTTGAGCCGCATCACCCGCGACGGCCGCGATCAGGGGGTATTCCGCCTGCTCAACAGCCATCTGGCCAAGCATAAACGGATAAGCTCGCCGTGTGGTTCCGAACAAATACCACTGTCCGGAATCCACGTTGTTGATCCCGGTCGGCGCGGCGTCCCCGTCAGACCAGACATGCTCTCGGTCGTCCGACGTAAGGATTCTCGCGGCTTGACGCGAAGTCCAGACGAAATACCATCCGGTATTGTTCTTCGCCATCACATATTGAGTATAGCGAGGAAGCTGAAATGTGTTCGGCTGGCGACTATAGCCGACAACTAGCGATTGAGAAGCGGCAAAATTAGGAACATATGTGTTAGTTCCAGACGGATAACCCGCGTAAGGCTGATAAGCCATTCTAATATACTCCTACATGGGCGGTAGTTATCCGCCGATAGGTGGAAAAATTAGGTGTTGTAATTGTAGATCACGAGAACTTGAATCAACTCGCCGACAGCACCCGACTGAAGCGCGATCGCGCCGTAATACTTACCCGAAGTGGCTGGGATCGCATTGGCGTTGCCGTCGTTCGTGAGCCGTTGCCCGGCGGTCACGGCAGCCGACCCGACCGTGATGTCACAAATGTCTCCCACGCCGAACAGACCAAGCTCTTGGCCTGACTGTGCAGCCGGTTGAGCGCTCGTGCTTCCGTCGATCGCATTGGCCGCACCAGGGAACTGCGCTGTACCCGGCTGGCTCACGGCGATCGGGAAATCCGTGGCAAGGGTCGCCGGCTTCACGCCAAAGTTGGACGCGGAATCGATCGTGCAGAACGTGGACGGATAAATAGTTGTTGTCGCAACGAGCTTAAGGCCATTTAGAAAATTCACTTATCTTCTCCTGTTTTAAGAATGTTTATAGGTTGATAATTTTAGGCGGTCTTCTTCTTGACGCCGTACTTGCTCCGGTCGGCCTTCTCGAAATACTGATTCAGGAGTTCCGTTCCACCGTCAGTCGAATTGGCGATAGGGATATTGTTTTCCTTGCGGAACTTCTCCACCGCACCGTCAAGGAACTCCTGCTTGGTCAGTTCGCTGTCCAATGTTTCTGCCGCCGGATTCTCCGGAATCATGGAGAAATACGCCGTCTCAAGGCGAGCGTTGTTGACAGGGATCTTCGGGAAATTGGTTTCGATGTTCTTCGCGAACGCCTCAAAGGTGGAGTCATCGAGCTTTTCCATAAGCTCAAGCTGGCCGTCCACATCCACATCGACACCGCTTCGACGAATCCCCTCGAGCCGGATCCGACGAGAATTCTTCGAGAACTGCTCTTGCTGGGCCTTATTTGCATCAAGGAGTTGATTGATTAGCTTCTGCTGATCCTCAACCTGCTTGGTCAGAACAGCAATCTGATTGTCTGTTTCCTTGCTCATTTTTTCAACCTCTTCATTTCCAGACGAAGGGACATAAGTATTCGTTCCAGAAGGAGGCGAAGCCATCGGCGTTCCGCCTTCTAGTTTTTCCGGTTCGTTTTTCGGCGGCGATCCTTCGGACTGCTCGGACGCCGTTTCTAGGAGTTCAGAAATTCGCATGATGATCGCATCAATCATTTCTTGATTGCTGGCGTGAAACTTGGCAGCCGCCTGGGCAATCTTTTGATGGAAATCATCATGTTCGATTAGTCGGCCCACCATCCGATCGGCGATGGCGTCCGCAAACCGAGTCACAGCCTCTTCGCTCGGCTCCGATTCGTTAGGCTCTGCCGGGTTGTCTTGCGGCGGGTTGGCCGGATCCGGATTCGGATCAGGATCGGAAGGAGAGGCCGGCTTCCCTTCGGTCGGATCAACGTCGGAATCAGGCGAGGGAGGCAACGGCATCGTGGTTTTCTCCTGTTTATCACATGAACACTCAAAGTATTCTAGATCATATGGCTTCGAGTGATGAGTGACCAGTCCAAGGTCACGTTCGGGCGCGCGTCGAAGAAGTGCAAGAATATCGATATATGCATTTGGAAGCGTCTTATTCCAGACTTCGACCGAACGGCGAGGGAAGTTGGCCAGAACTTCTCTCTGATTCTCTTCTGCTTTAATGTAGAGATCGGCAAGAATTGTCGGCTCGCCGTTGTGCTGGCCGACAATGAAATCCTTGAGATAGCCGACCAATGGTGGTTGTTCGTGCTCGGGCTTTCTGCGGTCGGTGTGCCCGATCGTAATCAGGGCGAGATCGCCTCGATTGGCACGATTATTTGAATTATTGCAGATAACTTGCAATTGGTCTTTATCGACAGCCGTGACCCGAGTTTCTCCAGTCTCCGGATTAGTGATTTGACGGAGATGGCGGTCGAGGATCGGCACGCGCGGAACCCGCACGTAATGACGTGGATCTTCGAGGCGCGGCGGTGTGACGCGAGAGGCGGGAAGTGTGTCCGTTGCCATCTTATTTATGAACTTTTAAATGTTTTTTCAGGATCAATTCAGACTTAGCTTTAATTGAGCATCTTCCACGGACAATTTCAAGTTAACGTTAGCAGGGTTGCAATGTCAATGCCGATCGGAAAAATTTTTCTCAACGCGGAGGAACAATTCCCCCTCCGACCATTACTAGTTGAGCTTTATGTTCTTGAGATTTGATCTGTTGGAGAATTCCCTGAGTTGTCGATCGTACTCCAATCTTCCTCGGAGGATAATTGCGGAGAGCGTGGTCAATCTCTGTCGCGAGCGAACGGAGGTTTCCGGTCCATCCATACTTGATTAAGTGACAAAGATTGGGAAATTCATGGACAGGCAGCGAACTAATCCAATCCGTGAAATCCATCCAGCCGCCTGACGAAGCAACAGCCACGTTGTAGTGATTATCAAATACAATATTTGTGCTCATACGATTGCTTCCTTAGCTTTAGCTCGAGACTTGTCCCGACGAGCCTTTTTGGCAGCGTCGGCGGCGGCGGCACGCTCGAGAAGGCGGGCGTAAGAGGGACCGTGAGTCAACGCGCGATGATACTCGGTATCTTCCTTGTACTGGGCGGATGCAGGAAGGCTACTCGGCTTCGCTTCGATCAATTTCTTGAGTTCGTTATAGTCTTTAACTTTGTACATAGAATTGATTGAGAAATTGCCGATTCCACGACGATACCACATCTCTCCGGTCTGATGATTGATGACAACCATGTCAAAACGATCACACATCTTTTGACGAACCCAGTTGACCTTGTTCTTCATGGCGCCATCGTCGATCCGGATCTCTCCCTTCTCGTTCTCGAACATCGTCTTGATCTCGAGGCCGATCTTACGCTTCCCCACAGGAATCAAGGCGTCAGCCGGCTCGTGGTTTGGTAGCCATTCGCCACCCAAGGCTGAGGCCACTTCCTGTTCTTTTTCGTTGGCCGATTTTCGCTTGTCGCCTGTTACCGGCTTGTAAAACTTCAAGGCTGTCACCGCGCGAGAGGAAAGCTCGGTCTGCATTGAAGGTTCCGCTCCCCCCGCCAGAGTTTTGGCTTGAGATTTGACGTGAGGAGAGGAAAGCAGTTTAGTAATCGACTTGGATGAAGTCGCGGCCTTCGGCCGCGAATGGGACGACGGAGAAGGAGGGGTGTTGGCGGCTGATTTTGACGATCCGGCCGGCGGTTTGAATCGGCCATTGCCGCGCTGACAGGTATTGCCTGGTTTAAATCCGCCGGCGCCGTCACCGCAATTGTCGGCCGACTTGGCGAATTGTTCAAGAAGGAAATTGAATGTTTTGATGTATGATTCTTGATCTTGAAATTCGGCGGAAGGCCCGTCAAGCATGTCGTAGTAAATCATAATCATCGGGTCACGTTCATTGTAATCGATGCCTGAAATCATGCCCGCGTAAACTTCCGCAACAAATTCCAGGGGGTTCATGGTTGCGTATTGTGATACATGCTCTTTAATAATATCGCGATATTTTGGATCGACCGGCTCTGTCCGCATCTCGTTGTAGAATTCGTGGCCGGCACTCTCGTAATGTTTGGCGTGGCCGATTTCGTGATAAACGATGTGGTTGGGGTCGGGCGAGCCGAGAAATCCCGTGTCGTGAATCCGCGCCATCTCCGAGGCCGGATCACTCCAAAATGTCGGATGAAGATCATTGAAAAAGATCGTCCGTTTCTCGGGGTAAAAGGCGGCAATCACGTCGTCGGCTTCGCGATCGAAAACCGCCTGAAAGAACTTGCCACCTTTCATGCCCACCCCGAGATTGGGCGCGAGTTTTCTAATTAGATCCGCTTGTCTTTTAATATGTTCGCCCTCCCGCACTGCCCTTTCCTCCGTCGTCACCGTGCGGCCTCCGGCCGCACCGGAGTTTGAGGCGGCGCAGGTGTTACCCTTCTCGAATCCGCCTTCGCTGTCGCCGCAAGGATTACGAGAGTAGGAGTCGGGGTAATTCTTGAGACCTAGGATGTCTTCAATATCGTCGGCAATGTCAGCCGGGATCAGGTGGCTTACGGTCTGGAATTCTCGGACAACTGATTTGAGGGTCCGAGGGTCGGAGCGGATCGATTTCAGGAAGTTTGGGCTTCTCATGTTATACATGAGCATATCGGCGCGTGCCTGGAGAACTTTTTCCTCGTCTTTGCGGCGTTCTTCTGAGGAGATGGCGGGGCTTGTCTCTTTGGGCGCCCGATTCTGACGCTCTTCCAGGTACGCATCCCAGATTTGACGGCTTAAACTGCCTTCCGTCAGGTCGAATCGAAGAGTGACCGTCCCTCCGTACTTCTCCCACCAGTCACGGCCTTCCTTGGACATATAAAGTTCAGAGATCATTTTCATGTCTCTGAACTTTTCTGGGATTTCTAGGTCAGGATTCCAGTCTTCGATCTCTTCCCAGGGAATTTCTCCGTCGTATCCGTATTTGGGCCATACCTTGTAACCGATCATTTGACGTTTAGGATCTTCGTGGTCGAGCCGGGCGGCATCCGTCTCCATGTAGACGAAACCCTGCTCGATCGCGTTCTCGATTTGCCGGCCGAGAACTTCGATGCCGATTCCTTTGCCTCGCGCGTTCGGGTCATCGATAACGAATACTGCGTTGTAAATGTATTTTTTACCACGATGATCGATACCGATTTTTCGATGCGTATATGTCTGGGTATCTAGATCAGTTCCTTCAACTTCGATGTGTTTGAGAAACTTTTTACCTGAATATTCGTCATACATACTGAATCTGACCGACATCCCGTCAAGGATGCCGGCCAGAGACATTGCGTCTTCTTCGGGTAACGGCTTACCGAAGATACGTTTGGTGTTATTTAGGAATGTTTCTTCTTTTTGGTAATCGCGGGCGACACCGAAGGGGCGTTGGGTTTTACCAAATGACCGCTTGGAACCTTTGCCTTTGGCGCAGGTGTTACCGGGCTTGAAACCGCCCGCGCCGGTTCCGCAGTTGTCAGGATCCTTTTGGTTGGCGAACGTTTCTGGATTCGGCAATCCGCTTCCAGACGCGATCAAGGATCTCCTCATCGTCCGGATATGGGTCGGGCTGTTCGCCGCCCTGGAGTACGTCTCGAGGCTTCTCTGGGTCTTTCGGCTTGCCGTCGTCTTGCATTGAATGGGTTCCGTAGATAGATAGTTGAAGAGTTGAGATAATTTCATTTTTAAATATCCCAATTATTTTCGTCGGGGAAGCGGAGAGGGACAGGGACGGTATGGGCGCGGAGCGGGAGAGGGATAGTGAGATCCGGGGCAAACACAGATTCGATTCTGGCACCGGCACCAAACAGAGGGGTTTCCAGTGCACCAGCCATCACCGCAGAGGCAACGGAAAGGGCGGGGATTTGGCGATGAATAGGGATGGGGAACGCGAACAGGATCAACCGGAGGAATGGCCGGTTGATCCTGAGTGCATCCCGTAACCGAGAGGAACAATAGAAGGATTAAAGTCTTTAACATGCGATTAACTGATTTCGCCGGAAGACCGGAGGTTTCCCTTTTCGTCATGAACTGGACACTTTCCGAGTTCCTTGGGACAGCGAGGCCCAGGGCAACGCCGGCGCGGCTGGTCAGGTGCAGGAAGCTTGGGCGGTTCGATCTTCGTTTCTTCGACGAAACAGCCGCTAGCCACGATCAGAAGAATAAGGGCGAGAAGGTTTTTCATTAGAAGATTCCTCGAATGGAGAATGTTTGCCAGGCAACGGCTCAAACTGAATCCCATGATCGCCAGGGAATTCCTTTCTGTGATCGAATTCGTTGAAAACGATCTCGTCAGGAATTTCTCGCGGGAACGCTTTGCAATGCATTGGCTTGCCTTTTTCAAGGTGCCGGCAAACCATGCATTGAGGAAAGATTGTCATAGGTTCATGTCCTGGGATTGATCGTCAATCGGATTCAGGGCCACCTAGTGATTTATAGTAATTCATGAGAGTATTGCTGAATTTCTTGCCGGTCAGGTTCATGGCCGTGTACATTTCCGCCACAACCTCGAGCGGGTTTCCCTGTTTACCGCCGGCATAACGGCTCACTTCCGATTTTACCAGGGGAAGCACGTCGTCGGGAATGACCGACGCCTTAATCTCGCGATATCGCTTCTCGCCAACCGTGTTGTAGTGCTTGCCGTGTCCAATTTCGTGAACAATGACATGATCTTCATGGTTCGTACTGAACCAGCCGGTATCTCCCATTCTCTCCATGTACCCCTTGGGATCGGAGTAGAATTCATTCTTTTCATTAAATATGATCGCATTTTTATTGGCGTAGAACGATGCAATGGCGGTCGCCGCTTTGCCGGTTCCCTGTGCGGCGTCGTAGGCTTCGTAGAACCCGCTTCCCTTCTTCATGAAGTAAAAGCCGTTCTTGGCGGCGATTAGTGAGAATTTGTCGATATTTTTCATTCGCTTTGCGAGAGATTCGGCGTGGTCGTCGTCGCCGCCTACGTCACCCCAGCCGGCAGGAGACTTTGCAGGCTTGCCAGACGGATTGCCGCCCTTGGCACAGGTGTTCCCTTTTTGGAATCCGCCTGAAGCGTCTCCGCATGGATCAGGCTCGAATTTCTCCGGACCCTCGCTGTCAGCCTTCCCGGTTCCGACAAATCCAAACTCTTCCCATGATCCAAAGAACAGCCGGGCACTAGGCCTGTTATCATTCATCGGTAACATCCTTCAGTAAAACAACAAAATTTTTAGAACCAAACATATCATTGTCAAAAACTACATCCTCTCTAACGTCAGTCACCTTAAACTTGGAACCGGGGAGGAACATTACCTCTTTCTCTTCTTTGTATAATGTCGGGCTTGCCTGGTTTATATATCTTCCATTATTGCTTACAATCTTAAATAGTACGTCACCGAATGTCCCGGCAATTCTTTCGGACAGAGAGGCGGAAGTCGGGGCTTTCCACTCGAGAACCTGTCCAATGGAATTCCTCATCTTGTCTTTTAGTTCATTCCGGGTTCCTCCGAATTCGCTGTCCAGGCCACGCCACGCAATCTTGTCTGTGATCGGAGCCGATTTGATCGCATCGACCAAAGCTATGTCCTCTTTGGTCGTGTCCCCGGATCGAAACCTCTTGCCAACCTCCTTATAATCCATTGAATGAATATATTCTCTTATTGCATGTTTTTCATCTTTACCGAGATCGTTAAACCACGCTTCGGACTTTTCTTCCAAAGCGAACACAGACTCGTCTTCTTCGTTGAACGACGGATGCTGAGGGTCAAGCTTTGGGGGGTTTTTGCGAGAATCGCCACCACTCTTAGCACAGGTGTTGTGAGGCTGAAAACCGCCCTTCGTATCCCCGCAAGGATTAGGCTCGAAATTCTCCCGGCCAGGACCGCTATACTCCGAGAAAGAGTAGGAAGTAACCTCGTCCCCCACGTAAAGATCAAGGGAAAGGAACTCAGCCGGGAACGAGCCGATCCGGGAGACTGGCATGTCTTCTTGTTTGTCGATGTATTTAAGCGTGATGTGAGGCGTAAATCCGTGGTTGGCCTTGTAGGGGACTTTGGCCAGGCCGAGAACATGGGTCAGTTCGGCCCGAAAATCGGTCAATCGAGGAACGTCCACGCCCGCGTATACGACATCCTTGCCGTCCGACGAATCTGAGGCCGGAAAACGTCCAACGCCCCCCACGGAGCCGCGTAGAGGCTCAGAATTTAATGCCAGAAGCTCGCAAACTTTGTGCACCATCTCAACCGCCTCTTGGCCGATCGAAGATACGCGACCTAGGTAAGCTAGGGTGATGTGGAAATCTGAGGGGTCTTCGCCGTCCTTCAGAGCAAGCTGGCGGGCAAGGTCGGGATGAAGAGTCAGGGCGATCATTACTCCAGGATCCTCGCCGCGATCCTTGGCAAACTTTTCCAGATCGTCATGCAAGAATCCATTTTTAAACGAGAAGTTAAATTCTTTAGTTTTCTTTCCAGAATCTCCGAAAACTTCGATGATTACAGATTTGACGTTTTCGTTAAGCAGGTCTTCAAGAGAAGATTTGACCTTGCTGACCCTGGAATGATGAACTTCGACGTAGAGCGTGCTCCCACTTTGATTCATCCATGTATAACCCTCGTTCAACGCGCGGTTTGGCGAAACGTTCACCCCGTAATCACGAAGGGTCTTTCCGTGAGAACCAGCGTGAATCAGGAGCTTCCCTTCGGGAGAAAGCCATCCGGAGAAGTCCTTTAGTCTCGAGCGATTTTCTTCGTTGCTTCTCGTCTTCGCGCAGGTGTTCCCTGACTGGAATCCTCCCGCTCCAGTCCCGCAGTTCTCCTTTGAGAACCATTCTGGTTCGATGATAAATTCATCTGTTGAAACCTTTTGCCATCCAGGCCCGGAGGGCGGAGTTTCGACGACGATCTTCCACTTGTCAGGGCCGACGATTTGCTCGAGCGCGTTGCCAAGCTGGCGAATCTTGTCGATCGGCGTGTGAGGCGAAATCGACACCCAGGCCCGCCGGGTCGAAGAGTGATACCAGCCGCCAAGAGCGAGATCCCCGCCCATGTTCGCCAACTCGTAGCCGATCCGCTCGGATGGAGTGAAGTTATAATAGCCTGTTGTTTCGTTGGCGGCAAATTGCTCAGGTTGAGTTGCCCGCTTCGCGGGCAAAGAGGACGACGGAGAAAGGGGAGTGTCGGGCCGCGACTGAGATTGACCGCCGCTTCCGGGTGCCGATTTGTGTTCTGACGTGAGAACGTGTTGATTATCCACGCCGCCTGACTGCCCTCCAGGCATGGCTACCGTGGTTGCCTTGGTCTTCGGAGCCACAAAGCCGGCCTTGTCTCGAAGATCTTCAACGTCAAGCGGAACGCCCATCTGAATCAGGGTGGCGGCGGCATCAATCAACTCTTTAACATTCTCTCGCTCAACTTGGATCTTGTACCGCATCGAGAATGGCAGGTCCGAGCCTCGATAGACCTTGCCGTGGTATTCCCATAGATTGTATTTGATAATATTCTGAAATAACTGGTCGTCGATGCATTCAGAGAGACAGCCGGCGTCGAACAGAACGATGTTCTGAAATGTGCCAGCCTGAAGATCGGCCACGCCGCTACCGAGGCCGGTCGGTGCTGACTGGGATGAGAGGTTTTGTCCCAGGTAGCACCTACGCATGATCTCTTCTAGATGCGTGATAAGTTGATAGAGAACGTCGTAGCCGACTTGAGACGGATCAATCCTCTGAATGATGTCGCCGGAGCCGTCGCCGAAATTCTTGGGAAAAGCGGCAACGTTATATTGAATTAGAGACATCAATGCATCCAGAACTGCATTTTTCGAGGCGTCGTCCCCTGATTGGAAGAACGCATACAACATCCCATTCGCGCCGACCCGCTGAAGGGCATTGAGATCCCAGCCGAGAAGTTCGGCCCGCATGTTCCACGTCCAGTACAGGGCATCACGCATGCCCCGGCCGTGGATCATCAGGGCTTTCTCAGACTCAAATAAATAATCAGAATCGGTCGGGTTGAAATTGTGGATGATGAACTGGTCGCGGTGATACGGATTCTCCAGGAAGAACGCCGGCCCTTTATCAAGAAATCGAAGATGTTTTTTCATCTCCGGATCTTTGAACATCGGCGACGTGCGATATACAAAGACTCCGGGGATCTCGTCATTCCCTTCGGACCACCCATAAACGATTTTATCGCCCTGGATGGGAATGTGCGACCGGACGGTAAACCGATCCTTGCCGGCAATCTTCTTGTGGTGGTAGAGGAACTGTGACCCGCTCTTGCCGAAGAAAATCGCCTGGAGGAGTTGTTGTTTCAGATTTTGAAAATATGGAAGTCTGTCGATGATTTGCTGGGCTTGTTTCTTGATCTTGACCTGATCCTGATCGTCCTCATCGTCTACTTCGACCGTGGACGGCAGGGACATGGTAGGCAGCGTTCGATGCCAGTGAAGTTCACAAGTAAGTCCATCCCTCCACATGGCCAGAGAGTTTTGTTGAGAGTTAATTAAAGATTCGTCGAAGTAATTATAATAATATTTTTGATACCAATTCCAAACGGATGCGTAAGTGAATTGGTGTGGGACCAAGTAATCTTTTTGCTGGGAGAGGATTTGGCCGTAAGGGTCTTGATTCTTGTTCTCGGCGATATTGCGCAGGGCTTGCGCCGCCGCAAGTAAGGCGCTTTCGGCTACGGCCCGCGATTGAGGCTGTTCATGGAGCGAATTTGTATCTACAACACTTGATGTGATCGCGTCCATGTTTTATGTGCTTTTTTCAAGTATTTTCAGGATTGAATGGTTAAACTTCAAGGCTAGCTTGTCGCGGGATTTTTGGCAAGGGCTTCCGAGAGAGTGGCAGCGATCATCTGAAAGTTGTGGCTGGAAGTCATCTCGGGAAGATCTCGGATGTCATGGACGGGGAATCCGAGAATGAGGCCGTCCCGTCCGACTCCGGGAATGGAAGCGAGAAGGCATAATGCATTATAATCGACTAATATTGAGAGATTTGGATTTCTTTTTGTTTCGCCCATCAGCTTCGCCCGGTTCTGAAGCGTTAACTGGGCGCCATTGAGCGAGCGACCAACGTCTTCCAGGGACGTGCAACCGGCTGGCACCGTTCGGGCCAGCCGGGTATAGATCATGAGATCGAGGAAATGGGAGTTTTCCCCGTAATTTGCACACATGAAGATTTTCATGATTATTTATCTGGTGCGTGGATTTCCAGGGCCGCGAGTTGTTTCTTCGCCATCTCAAGAGTCTGAGGTTTCTTAGAGTATTCCTTGCCTGTTTCCTTGTTTATCACCTTGAACTTCCCGTTCCCCAGCCTCTTGATCTTGTAAGGCATTTTTGTTCATCTCCTGTTGTGTTAATGTGTAAGCGTCAAAGGAAAGCTGAAGGTCAAGGACCGTGTAGGTGGCTAGCATCGCCTCCCATACCATCAACATCGCTTGTCCTCGTGGAATATCTGGCGTCTTGCCTGCTGCCTGGCGCATCCGTGAAGCCTGATTAATTCCCTCGAAAATCTGATCGCGAAGGAAGAACAGGAGAGGATTGTCACTGGTCAACCTCTCTTCTTGATCGCGAGGCGAAGTCGCGCCTTCCTTCATAAAAGTGAAGAAGTCTTCCATGACTTTCTTCTGGATTTGTGGAAGCTTGGGACGTGGGATCGTCACCGATCCGTCCGGATTCTTTGCGGCCGAGACTTGGGCGAAGGACTTGAAAAGAGGCTGGCCGTCCAGCCCCAAGATGATCGGACGGTGGGACGACATAAGAAATTCTCAATCTCTCAATTTGTTAGTGAATGCTCAAGGTGCAGGCGTGAAGTCGATGTAGTATTCTCGGTCAAGCTCGAATTGCTCGACAGTCGCCACATTGACGCAGTTCAGTTCAAGTTTGCCTCCAGGGGAAGCATTCCAGAGCTTCGTGTTCTCGTGGCTGGGGTCGCCATTGCCGTAAACCGGATGCATCTCAATTGTAGCCATCCTGCATGGACCATAGATATCTCGGCCATGATCGTCTTTTTGGCCAGTTTTTCCGGTGCCCATTCTCCATGTGATAGAAGAAACACTAAACTTCGCTCTGACAGACATGGTTAAACTCCTATACTTGAGAAGGTTCTTGGGGAGGAGACGACTCAGAAACAACAACAGGGGCGGCTTGTGGCTCCGCAATGAACTGGCCGGCGGTCAGCATGCCCTTCCAGCCGCAACACGTCGTAATGATCGGCTTGAGAAGGCTGAGGGAATCAATATGGAGAAGTTTTGTTCCGATGATATATGCGACAATTAGAATGTCTGCCGTAACCTCGAGAACATTGACCTTGCCGCACGACGGACAGGCAAACCGGAAGGTGTGAGGCGTAACGTTGGGAGGCCCCATCCCGGCGGAATGAACATGTGCATCCACGTTCACCAGTCCAGGGGCAGCCTCCGTCTTGTCAAAGAGATCGACTCCAGAAGCCGCTTTCAATGGAGCGTCAGCCATCGATGTCCTCCCAGGGACGAATCGATCCTTCGTGGTCCCAATAAATACAACACATACGTTCGTTTACTTGAATTCCATAGAGCCGCGAATTATGACAGATACCGTTGTTGATGTAAAGACAATTTGAACAGTTGGTTCCAGGCACATCCTTTGGAAGAGAGATTAGATCAGCATACTCTGATCTACTGAGATCGAATTTCGCGGAGGGTGTCAATCCACCGTTGGAATTCTTGGTGTACCGGGGAGGATCCTTGGGGGTGTACCCCTTGTGAATTAGCTTATGAAAGAACTCAAACATTTTACCTCCTTCCGCTGACAACAACCGGCTGAATCGTGCCCCAGTGGACAGTAAGGACGGGGAAACGATTAGACTCGAGACGGATCGTGGAGAGGATGCGGTCAACCTGATCGGAGAGCCAAATCTGAGATCCGTCTTGAAGTCGGGCGCAGCGCATGAAATTCTGAAACCGGCGATCGCGGATTTCATACTCGGTCTGACCGAGGCCGAGTACGGAGAAATCAAACCAGAAAGTATGAAGATCTCCTAATCCGTGTCCCATTAGAATTTCCGTGCAGGTTTGCCGGGGATTCGGCCCGAGCCGTGGCAATGCTCGCAGTCCGTCATCGCCACGTAAGGGGTGCCACTGTTGTCGGTGTGCAGAACAGAGAGGGGAGGCATGTGAAATGACATGCCGATTTTTACACATTCGCAATTGGGAATCTGAAATGAATCGACTCGGCTCTCGGAGCCGCGTTTGAGAGAGTCGATGTAAAGAATCCAATTAGGATGATGTGAACAGAAATGGATTTTTGGATTCGAGATCGGCAGCCAGGTAGGTTCCAGGGCACACGAAGCCTTCGGCTTCTCCACGTAGCACGGGCAGGTGGAACAGTATGGATGAGTAATCATGTGCCAAATAATCTTTTGTTTTGTTTGGTCGCGGCGGGGAGTTCCTGTTTCTGAGGCTCCATTACCTCGTGAGCACTCTTCTTTGAATGCTTCAGGAACTCCCCGCCATGCAAACCAGCGATTCCCATGTCGAAGAGAGCCGATGCGGCTAGCGATGTCGCATCCACCATGTCGTCGTGCTCGTCTCCAGGGAATCGCTCGTGTTGACGAAGCCAGGGTTCTTTCCAGGGATACTCTGGTCCGTCTTCGGGAAGGTAGATCCCGCCGGCATTGGCGCGAATCACGGCGGTTGCCGACCGCACAAGCTTGTCAGTCCTATGAATATGGACTTGCATGACCGGAAGTCCATGTTTGGCCATGCTCTGAGCAATCGGCAGTCCTAAACCGTTGTCTTCAACGACAAAGGCAAGATGCTTCCGCCCGTTATATCCAGTAAAGGCGTGTAGTGCAATAGCCTTCTCAATGATCTTAGGTTCTCCCATTCTTTCATTAACAACATTGAGAAGGATCATATCATAGGTAGGCGTGACGGCCCAGACCGAAAATGCGGTGTAGTCGGCTGTTTGCTTCTCAGAGGCGGCGAGATCTACCGAGACGAACGACCAGCATAATCCAAGCTTGATGATAGATTTGTTGCCGAATTTGTTGGTAAGCTCGATGATGTCGCCGGAAACTCGCTTATACTTGCAGAAGAGATCACGCGATAATCTTTGCCCTCCGGCGGGAGCCGGGGATTGGTTGAACTGACCCTCGTACCCTTCGTCTCCAAGGACTAGCCTCATTCCCTCGAGAGATTCGTCGGGGTACTTTTTGGGGAAGAAGTTCTCCCCCGCTTCCTTGCGAGGGTCAGTCCAACCAATGCTCGTGAAGAACCGCCGGGAAGGGTCGAACTCGGCCGGAATCACGACCGTTTCCCATTTGCCGATCTTCTCCATTACCGCCATGACTTCGGGGTCGGATTCCATGTCATGAATTCGGCCAGTGAAATCATCAAAAGATGTTCTCTGCTGGACAATCAGAAATTTCGCGGTCGGCAGGTCGTTGACGCGGGTCTGAAGCACGCTGGCGAACACGTCCCAGGCATCCGCCTTGATCCGCGTGTCAAACCGAGCCTTGATATCGTTAGGATCGTCCAGGACAACCTTGTTTCCGCGCCAGCCCATCTTGCCGGAGGAGTTCAGACCGAACGTGTAACGATTCCCGTTGGCCGTGTTAGTGTAGAAACCTTTCGCATTTTGGTCTTTTGCCATCTTCCAGTCCGGCTGGAAGATCGTCCGGTATCGCTCAGAATCGAAGACCTTGCGGCAGCGCACCGAGTCACGAAGGGCAAGCTTCTCGTCATATGAACCAAAAAGAGATTGCTCACCCGGCCGGTCGATCCATTCCCATGCAGGCCACATCACACTTACTAACGTAGACTTCGCGGATCCAGGGGGAATATTGATTATAAGTCGTTGTATTGATCCTTGGGAAACAGCCTGGAGATGATCGCACACGGCATCCATGTGCCAATTCCAGGTTAGTTTCTCGGGGACAATCTCATCCCAGAAGGTTCGCGTGAAGTAGGCGAGCGATCGCCGACACCGCTCAGCCTTGATGGCGAGATCATGGTAAGAGGAGCCAGGGATCGGAAAAGTTGCAACGCTCAAAGAAAAACCCCCTTGATTTCTCAAGAGAGATTTTATGGGAAATCGTGATACTGCGTCAAGACAAGCGTAACTGTCTGGTTAATGTTTGTTAATAAGGAGGTAAAGATGTCAAGCTGATTCTACTTCCGCAGCACAGGCGCGACACATGGGATTGGTTGAGTTCTGGAAGAATCCCCACGTCGCGCAACCAGTACAAGGCATGAAATGGTATTCTGATTTGAGAATATCTCTTGTCGAATCAGTTTCGACGGCCAGACCAAGCTCTTTACACGCATCCTGAATACTTCCACATGTTCCGTTCAGCCACTTGGCGATCGCGTTCATCGGGTTCTGTGCGTCTGTCGTCGGCTTCGCCGACGAAGGGGACGACGGAGGAAGGGGAGTGTTGCGGGCTTGTGTCAGAACATTCGCAGCACTGGGAAATAATTTGTTGATGGGTGAGCCGGAGACAGGCATGCCATGGCGGCAATCCGCCGTGTGGCCGGTCTGCTCGAGGGAATATAGGTCGTCCCCGGTCAGAGTTTCCCGCTTGTGGCAACGGCAATGAATGTGAATATAATCAATCTCTGTTTCCGCCGCTTCAGCTTCCGCCAGGCGGTCCCAGACAGGAGAAACCCAGCCTCCTTGCGGATGCTTGGAGAATTGTGGTTCTTTTGATGGATCAAGGTAGATGATGACAGGTTCACCGGGAACCAAAGATAAGACGCAATTATTTACACCTGTTTCAATGTAAGCGGTGTGAAATGTGATCCGACCCTCAGAGACAATCACGGGGACAGCAAGAACTCGAGTAATCATGATGGATCCTTGGCAAAGAGTAAGGCCGGAAGTGTGATGCCTTCCGGCCCTACTCCGACTGGAGACAACTCCGAGTGATCGGCCGTGGTTAACCTTGAACTCCAGGTGATGAGCGGAGAATCCTGAAGCCAAGTAAACACAGGCACTCACGGCTTACCCTGTGTGTATCTAAATATTTACGATTGCTTATACATTAATGTGCTTGGATATCCTAGGCTTGATTCGTGCCTTCGACACCACGCTGCAATCTGTCGCGTGTCCTATGGTGAAGCCAATTCATTGATTTCTGAATATGAGTCAATGCTAAGGCATTTTCCCGACAGGCGAAAGGTCCAGACTGAAAGCCCTTGAGTCGATCCTCAGCGATAGCCAGAAGAGATTCGATGGTCAACCCGTTTGGGTAGATCGTTTCCTTTAGAGGCCCATTCTGAAAATCGATCTTTAGACCCACCGCGTTTCCGATGGTTGGCGTAATCATATAGCTATGATTTGCGCCGCCGGGGCCAGGTTTGTCCAGAACTTCGATCTTGAGCACATCATTCAGGTCGCCCACTTTATGTGAGGTTAATTCTCGTCCCATGATTATCTCCTGAATTGTGTTTACGTTGGATGTCTTAAGGAAGGCCGGGGAGCCGAAGAAACTCCCCGGCCTTCAAATCAAGCTCAAACCCACCGTGGTTAACCCTGGCCACTGAAAGGAGAACAAACAGTAGCCAGGTTCACGCTTCCACTCACGGCTTACAAAGCGTGTTCGCTTTGAACTTATTCATAATCAACTGGATCGTATGTCGCCCTGAAAATATCGTCTTTGCACGGGTAGAACTCGCCCTTCACGCCCTTGATAATCCAGTCGCCACGCTTCGCAGTCATGCGGCCTTCCAGCGTGTCGATGCCGATGATCTCATCAGAATTTGCGAAGCCAGACATGTGGACTGGTTCAACTGGAGCCATGAACGTCATCACGTCCATAATGTTGTATCCAGTCCACTGTATCGCCTCAATCACGACTGGCTTTTTACGGAACCTCATTACGTCTCCAGGTGATCGGGATGACACTGGTGTCTCTCAGAAGAGGGTTGGCACCGGCACCCTCATTGCATTAATAAGGATTTTTGACCAGGATTCATATGTTTCTTTGTTCTCTGGAGAGGACAGTGAAGGGAAATCGGAGAACTTGCCGTCTTCTAGCCCGTGGTCCCGCGAACCAAACAAATTGGAGGCGCTAAAAATGGTCTGCAATGGGAAGAAGTATGAGAATTCGTAGACAACTCCGACGTGAACTTTGCCAACCTCGTTGGATGAATCCACGATCAGGCCGCGATAGTTGACCGTATGAGAGTATCGCAGGTTTTCAGGCCCGCAATGATTGTATCCAAGAATCAACATCTCTTCTTGAATTTCACGCAGGACCGCATTAAACAGCTTGTCAGCCGTGAGCGGCCCTTCACAATCCTCGTCGTTGACGTGACCCCCAATCCCCAGAGAACGGAGATCATGAAGCCGGCCTTCAGAGCCAGCCTTGCCACGTCGATAGTTGAAGATCTGTCCATTTACTGATAGAACATTGTAGGCGATCAGGTGACGGAAATACTTGTGAGTCTCGGCTTCCGATCGAGGCAGGACAATCGGAGAACGAGACTCGGTGTAGTTAAAGATGTTCAGGACTTGATAGAGCGGAATCTGATCGGATGGGTAAAAGGACGAATCACGCTGGTCCTTGAATCGCCCCCAGCCAGTCAAGCTCTTAAGGGCCGTCTCGAGAACTTGCGTGGATACGCAGATAACGTTCTCATCGTTCAAAGACATGCCGAATTCCTTCTGGTTGGACGTTCCGGGAATGAGGTTGGTCGATCCGGAGGTTGCTGTTTATATATTCGGATGCTTTTGTTTCTGTGTCTTGGATGCGGCAGACGATTTCTACCATTACCCCAAGAACGATCAGGGGTGGCAGAAAAAGGAGGGCAAAAAGCATCGTGGAGCCTCCGGGTCGCCAGATCCTAGCAGGGAAAGCAGGGGAAGGCAAGAGAAATCCTGAAAATCAGGCCGGCAGGGTAACGTGCTCCCAGTCATCCGCCAAGATATCTTCAATTTTGGTCAGAGTGGTGATTTGACTTCCGTCGCTTCCCATTTTGACGTTCCAGTTTCCATCAAAATAGATAACAAAGATTCTTTTGTCCGTCCATGACTTACGTTGCAGGACCGCGAAACGTCGTCCCTTGATAACTTCTTCAAGTGTTCCTGTTTTTAACGGGTACTTCTCCAGCCGATAAGATTCCTTCCCGGAAAAGATCGCCATCTCAAACCACTCGGCGTAATCATTTTCCCAGAAACGATGAGAAGTGAACTCGCCAAGACAATACGAAATCCAGGCGGCAAATTTCTTAGCCCACTCGTGAGGATCAGTGACAGTCCAATTGGGAATGTGGCGGCGAGGATTGTCCGGGGTCAGATCGTCAGTGGATTCCGGAAGTCCCATCAGAATAAGCTCCCTTGTTTAGTTCCAGGAATTTCGCATTCCTTGACGGCACGCTCGAGTGGCTTGCCGCAAAGATCGATGTGCATACCATCGGTGCCTTCGCGTTCCACCAGGATTACCCGCACGCCTAATCGTCGAGCCGTGGCGATGAGCCGATTCTTGTCCTGGTCGAACAGGTGAGCAATCTGCTTTCCGGCGTCAACATCCCGCTTGAAACAGGCGGGAGCCTTGTCGCGATCAATTATGAAATTGTGAATATGTAGTGCTTGGCCACCTTGAGCAGCGTAATCGACGGCAGCCTCAATTTCTCGCCATTGAAATAACTTCATTCGTCTTCGATTGATTCCAAATTTTCGATGAGTTCTTCCGCTCTTCCAAGGAGATTTTCAGCAAGCGATTGCATGCCCACGTTTACGCCGTTCCTGAATGCAATAAAGATCCAGGAGCACAAGCAAAACGCCCTGATAAACATGAGGATTTTGTCGTCAGGGGATGTCGAATAAGCAAAAGAGAATGAGATAGCGATGGACGTGATTGAAAACATGAATAATTTTTTAACGATAGGCTTAATCTTAGGCATTGCAGAAATGGCCTTTCACTTCGGAGCCGCACCGAACGCAGTAAGTGTTGGCCACGCGGAGCCGAACCGAGTCAGGGCATTCATTGAGAATGCCGATGATGTGATTCGTAAGGCTTTGTTCCTTCTCGCTGATCGGCTCGGAAAGGCCGGGAGGAGGCTCGTCTTTCGACCACAACATTTGCTTGGGCGTTGTTGTAAGGGTATACCCAGAAGGATAGTAGCGCGAAACGCCGATCAACTGTCCAGGAGCACGAATCTCTACAGCCATGACCCTGGCGTTTTCGCAAAGCCAGGCGATCCGCTCCTTCAAGAGATTGACCGTCTGAACGCCGTCAAGAGCCGTGGCGGATGTCACATTGCCCGCACTGAGAGCCGCCGTGAAATCACTGAATGCCGTGCCGAGAAGCGATTGTTCTGAGGCTCCAGGGAAATCATTGACTGATCTGACAATGATTCCGTCAATGAAATCATGAACTAATGCTTTCGAGACTTCGGATTCACTCGGTGGACGAGACGTGCCCTTCATTTCTTCCTCCGTCTCGAGGCTTTCTTGGGAACTTCCCGGTCAACAGCAAGGCGGTCGTCGGCAGAGTATTGCTGGAATCCCGAATGCTCGGTGTGGTATCGCGGCACACGAACCAGAGGGTTGCGGAGATTGGCGCGGCGTACCTCAGAAGCCCAGAAAAATTGAGTGACGCCATCAGGGAATTGGATAATTACCGCCGGCTCTTCACAGGATCGCCGCACGACGTTATCCTTCGCGTCGGGCTTGGACGTATCATGAACTTTCCAGACCCAGCCGACTTGTTTCGCCCGAAGATTCCCTGAATTGTGGGCCGCATGCACCACGACAGGAATCTCCTCCCGCCGAAGCTGTTCAAAATGATCGAAAATCGCCTGCTCTCGAGCGTCCATTTCAATGGCTCGGCTGATTTAGAAATTTGCACATATCTTCACGAAGCAGAGGCCAGATCGAGTGATGCATCTTATTTACATCCTCGAATGAGAAATTAAATGACTCTGGATTTACGCGAAGCATTGCGGCGATCTCGGCCAGGGCTATCCCAGGGCGATCGGAGCTTGGCTGAGTCGTCGGCTGCGCCGACGAAAGGGACGACGGAGAAGGAGGGGTGTCGATCGGTAATATCTCCACGTAATCGAGAGATGGAGATGTGTTTTCGTTTTTAGGAGATGGCTGAGAACGGGAGAGGCCGGGATCCTTCAACATCCAAACGTTTTCACCGCCCGCAAGTTTTGCGAGCCGGTGTGTCTCGCGAAGCTTGGACTCCAAGGAATTCATGGTCCTGACCTTGGACCGTGCCGTATCCATTACGTCGGCGTATAACCGCACGAGATCATCAGGATCCATGGGATCTAGACATTCGAGCACAGGATTGACGACGGCCAATCCTGTCCACCTGTCGTCAATTTGAGGGGCGAGCCGCTGAAAGATCAGTCCGAGCCTGAAAAAGATTTTGTTGAGCTTGCTGAGATGTTCCTGTAATTTTTTTATCCGATCGGGAGTTGAGGGTTCTTTGTCGCGGTTGTCTCCCGGATACCAGTAGTCGTGTTCGTCTTCGCCCATGCAAAGCTCCAGCAGAAAACTGAGCCTGAGATGGAGAAAAACGCGCCCAGGTGTGTTTGAAGCATGCTTGCGGCACGCAAAGATTTCCACGGTTTATCTTGTGTAGATGCGTCAAGGTCATCCGGGATAGGCATGCCTTTTCCTTGAAACATCAACACTTGACTAGTCGTGTAGTTTCTCGGTCGCTTTTAGCCTGGGAAGCGCCGGCGGAAGTTTATGGTCGTCCGCTAGACCCCCGTTTAAAGTCCGGGTTGGACCGCTCGGCCTGGTGCCGAGAACCCCCTCATTGCCGAGAGTCGGCATAGGACACTTGAGGCGGTCCTACAGACCTTAGACCGATTGCCCGCCAAACAGACAACCTGATCTTCTCTTGGTATGTTAACTTGCAGGTTTCTTGACGGGAAGCTTCGGCGGCTCGTCTTCCAGCTTGCGGAACCGCCAGGCCGGATGGAACACGGGTTCCATGTCGGGCTTGAGCCGGATCGCCAACTCCATGTCGTCGCCGTCCCCCCGCACAGACTCGACACGGAAAATGTCCCGCTCCGCAAGTCCGTCCGTCAGGATCACGCAAGAGATCGAGTCGCCTGCCTGAAACAGCGGCGGCGGCGTGATTGTTGAAGGTTGATCTTGTTTTGATTTGCTCATGATTCAGTGATTCCTTCTTTCTTTATATCTTCGATGAAGTCGGCCATTGAGGTTTTGAGGAAGAATGACTCTCCGTTTCTCATATAAGCTACAACATATACATTGTCTTTTGATTTATTTTTTCGTTCTTCTGCCATGAGGATTTCGTCGGCATCGATGATAGTGCCTCCGAGGCCTCTGATACGGAAAAATTTGAGCCGCATTGGCCGTCCCTCGGGGTTTGATTGTCCAGCCTTCGCTATCATAGCAGGAGCCGGCGGAATTTTCAAGAGTTTTCAAGAAAATTCGCTCGAGGCGGGAAATTGCGGCAATAAATTAACGAATCTTTGATCTCTGATCCATGTTCATCGGAATACAGATCGTCTTCCGAGGACCGGACGGAACAACCATGCAAGAGCCGGAGCCAGGCTTGCAGCCGCAAGACGTGGCCCCGCATCGGCACGGCTCAGGGCCGCAAGCCGGGAGCATCAGCAAGGAAACGATAATGAAGCTCGCTTTGCTGGCATTCCAGATGAGGGCAGATACGGTATTCATTAGTCACCACGTTAATTGTATCTGTTTTGATAATCCTGGAATGTGTGACGGTACGGACATTTGATTTAATTGACATGATTCTATTGAAGATCCAATCCAGGACAAGGCTGTCGCGTTCCGTTTGCTCTCCCCACAATGGGTTCCGGATGTTAGAGATATGTTTATAGTAGAATTTTGCAAGAATTTCTTTTGCCCAGAGCTTTACGCCGTCCCAGGGGGTTTGAGGGACCGAGACTTTTTCATGTTCATATTTTGGAATGTTTTGAGTTTTGACAACGCGGCGTTTCGGCTCGGAACAGTAGAAATTGGCGTCCATCCGAAGCACGAGGCTCCGGATTGCGACATCGTAGAATGATGTGATGTTGCAATTACGGGTATTGAAATGGAGTTCAGGGAATCGCTCTGAGAGAGTGTATAGATGATTCTTGAATGTTGCGGATTGGATCTGTTTATGGCCGATCATTGTTCAGGCGACTCCAGTGTAACGGAGCTTTGGTTTTCTGGAGATATATTGACGAATTTCTTTGACGCCCCTTTCCTTGATCTGACGGACCCGCTCGCGGGTTACGCCGATCTCGAGGCCGATATCCTCAAGCGAAAGCTTCTGGCAGTCCAGGCCGAAGAAAGCGGAAATGACGCGGCGGGTTCTCGGGTCCAGAGTCGAAAGAGCGTCCCGAACAGGCTGAAACTCGTCATCGTAGTATTCAGGAAGATCGGAAAGGATATCAATTCCACTGTCACTGTCATAATCTAGGGAGTAAGAGATCGCCTCCATTGTCCGAATCGTATCACAGAATGTGTCGAATGAAAGAAACTTCATTTGTGGAAGCTGTGAGATGATAGCGAACACTTCGGCATAAGAGAGAGGGGCAGGCTGGTTCCGTTGCACCCTTGAATAGTGATACCAGATGGTAACAGCGGCGTTGGTTAGAACCGGCTTCCCTGTATTTGACTTGACTCGCTCATCTTTTAAATATCTACGAATCCAGTGAGTTGCATATGTCGAGAATTTGAATGGTTTTGACGTGTCGAATTTTTTGATTGCTTCAACCAGGCCGAAAGTACCAGCCTGCATGTAATCCTCGAAATTGGGGAACGGATTATGAATCTTGAGGACTTCAGAGAAAATGAGCCTCTGGTTACAAAGGATGATTCGGTCGCGACAGGGGAAGTAGGAGATCCCCGAATCGATAAAGCGGACGATTTCACGCTTAGCTTCGGAGATCAGGGATTTTTCTTCATAATGAGGGATCAAGACATGATCGAGAAGAGGGCCAATCTCGTTCATGTATGAATCAAAATCAATATGCGTGGCTTGTCCGTATCGTCCAATCTTGTTATGCCATTTAGTATTCATTGCTTATGCCTTTCTATATATGAATAACATTTTTGGCATACGTGACCCACTTTGATCTGTCCTTCCTCCTTCCAGTTGGTACGAATCCGCACAGGGGTCTTGCGGTGCCTAGGAATGTAGCCGGCAGGATCGCCGCACCGATCGCAGGGATTGGCGGAGGTGGGCTTGCGGGAAGGAAAAGGTATGAGCATAAAAACCGCCGGGAGAAAACTTACAGCGGCACAAAAAGATCAACATTTCTGTTTATCATTTCGGCTGCCCTCCCGGCGGCGGAAGCGGCTACGAGCCGCGTGGCCAACATGGTATCAGGGAGGGCCAGGGCTTTCAAGGAAACAATCAATCTGAGCCGACCGGGATTTGAACCCGGATCTCTTACTTCCCAGTTTTGGGACACCGCTCTTGCGGTGGCGTCTGCCAGTTGCGCCAGCGGCTCAGGTTTCCCTTTATGACACGTAGGTTGCTACGGCACAACCTTGAAGATGGCAGGTTCGATGAGGTTCATAAGGCTATGGCCTTCAAGAAAGTATCTAGAGCCACCAAAGCCAAGAGAGCGGTCCCCGAGACGGCATTTCTTCTCGGGATACGTCTTGCAACTTATTGTTATCTCTTGATACCGATCCGCTATAAGAATAATGGGTTGGCGGCTTCGGCGGCGGGGGTGGAGGCGTCGGAGAAATTCTAGAAAGCGGCAGACGATCATTTCTTCCCATGATATGTTTCTATGCTGAAGTCTGGCGTGAAGGAGTCGAACCTTCGTCTCGGCTTTCGCCACGTCTTAGCCACGCTCGCCCTGTTATGCTGAGGAATCTAACAAGGGTCACTTCAGACCAACGCCAGAAAAGACAGTCACACTTTTACATATTTAGGATACCAAAATCCATCTTCGTCTTGCTGGAAATCTCCAAACAAAAGAGGATCATCTCTGGCGATATCCGCCGCAATTCTCGAAAAAACGTGAATCATCTCTTCTTCGGCCACTGGAGAGCATCGCATCGTGATGACGTGCCGCAAGGCGCGAACATTTCCAGTCCACACGCCACCCGTCGAAACGCCCAGGCCTACGATTCTTCTGAGACATGAAGTGATCTTCTTTTTATATGAAAAGTTTTTGTTGGTATCGTTCATCTCCCAAATATCGATAAGTTCGGCATAGATCTTTTCCTGGTGGGCAAATGCCCGGTAAAAGGCGTCTCGCGTCTTCGCTTTCCGTTCTTCAAGATCAGGGTCATCGCCAGCTTTAGGCTTGATGGAATCGGGAAGCCAATACGGAATGTTCTCATCAAAACGAATAAATCTTAGAGATCCTTCACTGATCGCCCAGCCGGCACGATGCCGGTTCATCTCTGCCGAGAACACGCGAGACACATTTTCAATTGCGTAAGTATATGTCGAATGTTCAAGAACTGACCCATGTCCACTTGAAAGAATGTTTTCAAAATAATCGGCGTAACTTTCGCGAATCCTGGTAATGTTGGGGTTCAGGCCAACCTCGAAAGACTTGTAACAACGCTTGCCGGCAAGCGATACAAGGAGTGCCTGGTCTGTAACTTGAGACGGAGCCGGAAAGGGGTATTCTTCTGCACCAAGATCTTTCAGCCATTCGCGGGCAACCGGACGATTGACCTTGGTTTCAGCAATTCGGTAAATCTTGATCTCTGTAGGAGTCGGCATGAAAAGTCCTTTCAGGTCACTTCTTTCACCGTGGGGAACCCTGACCACAAGTCAGGATGTTTCAGGTTCGGATTTCGGCATTCCGTGATATGTCTGGATTTCGATTCGTTCGCCGTCTCCAAGCTGGACATCAATGCCAATGGCTACGCTCTTTTTTTCGGTTGTTTTGCAGATATAAAGGATCTTGTCAATTGACTCCGTGATGACCGCGTGAAGGTCTGGTTTGACGTCCCGTGCGAGATGAGGCGTGATTTTATTTGCCAGGGGATCGCACATCAGGCAATGGTCCAAGCATTGCCTGATGAAATGGAGATGCGACTTGGCGATTACGTAATCGTACAGTTCATCGCCAATCTTGATAGGGTATTCCGATTGGTCCTCAAGGAACTGTTTCAGGGAGTCAACAAAGGCAATAAGGTTTTTGTACTCTTCTTTGCATAGAAATTTGCTCATGATTCATGCTCCGCGTCTTCAATGGCGCGGTCAAGGGCGTCCCGCGCTTCCTTGAGATCCTGCAAGGCCGAACCCTTGCCACGCAATCCGGCACAGAGAAGTTTCTTGACGGCGTGCTGAAGGCCAGGCGAAACGACGGCGAAGGCGGTCAGTACCGAATAGACATCAATGGTGGGAGTATCAGGAGAATAGGCTTTAAGCAGACGAATCTGCCGGTGATACTTATTGCCGGAAGTAGATTGGGGAATTTTATCTTTATATGCTTTGGTAATATTATTTTGCTTGCAAAACTCTTCCCAGGCCTTAAAATCGTCGGTAAGCCGGTAGGGCAAGTTTTTCGGGGGAGCCTCTTTCTGGTCAGGCTCGGTGACAAGACGGTCTGAGAATTGAGATAGCTCACTCACTGATATCTACCTTTGTTGATTCAAGCCGGAGCGGTTCAGAGGCAGCTTGGGCCACGAAATCGACAACCGGAGCAGGCTGGGGTTGGTTAGCCTTCATCAACTTAGCGGTGTAGAAGCCAAGGCGAGTCAACTCGTTCGCGGTGCATTCTGTTCCAGATTTGATCTTATCTTGAAGTTCATCATAGTCGATAAGTTCATCATTGGAGAGGCAGGCGAATGAGAGACGGGGGGACGGATTGATCGTATCAAGTTGTGAATTTACAGCCTTTTCTTTAAGTTTGAACTCGGCCAGGGCTAGCTTGCGCTTGAAACGTCCTTCGTCCTTGTTGTGCCGCAAACCAATGTAACGTGAAGCAGCGTTTACGTCTCCATTTAATGCGGCACCGAAAACCACCATCTCGCATACACCGATCGTCGATCCTTCAATTGTATATATAAGTGTGCGAAATTCGTGATCTTCAGTCAACTGCCGGAGGAACCGTTCATAACCCACGCTTGATTGCACGCATGCAAGCTGGCGGTTGGCCCCCGCCTGGAGTTTCTCAGCAATGGATTTTTTTTCACTTTCTGATAGATATATACGTGCAGATGATCTCTTTCTATTTTGCTCAATCTTTTGATTATCATTCATGAGCAAGGGATCATCTGTCGGTTGAAAACCGTCGAGAACGATCCCCGATTTGGTCGCCAGCCGGTTAGCATCAACCCATGAAAGATTACCGTTTTTTACTTCGTCTTCGAGAAACCTTTTGCGGTTCTGAAGCCGAAGTTGCTTGCGGTTGAGCTTTTCTTCGGGGCTGACCACGTTTGACCGTGGCCCCTTGCCCGTCCCCTTTCCTTTCCGCTGAGAACGAGGGGCAGGAGGCGGCGGAAGCGGCGCGGGAGGCTGAACCGGGTCCGTGGACGGAGGAGATGAGTTCTCCGGCGGATGAGGCGTTGGATTGCTCATGTGAGTTGATGATTAACTGTGTGGCAGTCTCGGCCGACGTGGGGCCGAGAAGGTTGGCCGGGTTGACCGTGGGGTCAAGGAAGCGGAGGGCGAGAACGCGGAACTCGCGGCGAATTTCAAGAACTTTGATATAAAGATCTTTTGGATCTTCAAGTGTAAAATTGTCTGTATACTTGGGATTTGAAGAGATGTATATATTTAGATCGAGAATCAGGTTGTGGTATTCCGCCAGGCGGGGATACGAGTCGCGAAGAACCTTAAACTCGGAGTAGCAGTTGAGGCAGAGGATCGCGTGAATGCAGTTCTCGGGAGAAATCGGCAGCGCAGTAAGGTCGAGAAAACGTGTACCGTTTCCCTTGAATAGAGGCGACGAAGCCTTACCGCACCGCCGACAATCCATTAGGGTATCCTCTGGAAGAAAGTGCCAACCGGAAGCCGATAGTGACGCTTGAAATTGATCTCCCGCTTGACGAGGGCGCGAGCTTCAGATTTCGTATGTGCATGAACATAGAAGAATACCCCGATCGGGTGCATAACGCGAACGCACCATATGGGAGCTTTCTTACCGCCGTGGTGGCTTCGAGCCGGGAGGACCGTGGAACGGGTCTCCTTGCTGGCCTTGCGGAACGGAGCGAACAACGGGGACAGGTTCGGCGTCATCGAGAAGTAACGACTCCACAAGGCTGAAATTGTGAGGAGTAACGAGAGCGGCAAACGGCGGAATAACTTCTGAAATCCAAATATTTTGATCTGAGTAGAAATCGAGATCCGGGTTTTCAGGAGTGTCATCGATATGAAATCGCTTGACGGTTAAGGCTGGAGTAAAATTGTGCCTCGTAAACCATTTGAGAATGGCTGAAGCCGCTTCATTTCGAGTAGACAGATCGAAGAATCTAGATGAAATGATTACGATATTGAACCGGCGGACCAGGGTTTCCAGAAGGAGGAAAGCGTTAGGGCGTGGCTCGGCAAAGATCGACGTGGCATCATCAAAGTGTGGATCATCTGTGATCGTGCCGTCAAATGTGAATACGATTGTCTTGCGATCGGCCGGCATGGTTAGACCCCACTAATTCGGACGAATCGCCCGACAACAGAAAACTCGCTCAGAGGCATCGATTCGTTTTTGGACAAGATATGACTGTTTACAATTGAACTGAAATTAACAATCATGATTTCAGGGTTGACAGTATCCGCCCTGATACTAGAGACGTAAATCTCGCGGCCCGTGGCAGGCTCGCGGTAAACTCCGGGGTAGATCTTTGATTGATGAAGGCTCATGTACGAGATAACTCCGAGGCGGCGCGGGCTTGCTCGCACAGGCTCCGACACTCCTGCTCAGCCTCCTGCTGTGTCCAGATGTGCGACCCTGGAAAATCGTACAGGTCAAGAATTACAGGAGAAACAGATTGGCTAATCTCAGGATCAGAACCGTCCCCGCCGTGGCCAAAATCGAATCCTACCCAGTATCCGTCATCAGGTCCAGGCGCGTCGCACGCTAAATCGTATGAGGTGAACGTCAATCCTCCATGAACGCATGCATCAATATCAGGATATTTTTTTCCGTACCACGGATGACCCGATGGGACGCGGGTGTAGCCGCAGCGAAACCCGAAAGGAGAGGCAAGAACCATCCACTCAAACCCAGCGTGCTCGCCTTTGCCAAGCACCCGCTCAGGATGTTTCACGGCTATTGGCAAACACATGCCTTGAACTCCAGTAAAATCCCGTCTGCCGGAAGCCTAACATGAAAACGACTGAAAAGTCAACACTGTTTTCAGGGAAGAGCAGAAGGCTCGGGATGGTGCCGCGCCAGGCGAACAAATCCCATCCGGGAATGCCTGTACCGATCACCCCACGAAACATAGTTCTCTTCGCCGAAAACTTCGTAAAGGTAATCACCTGGCTTGATGTTGTAATTGACAGGCCGAAGCAGGACCGAGCGAACATGAGCGATCGCGTCATAATTTGTACGTATGTGACGACGCTGATTTCCACAATGGCAGTCTATACACGGCCGGCAGGTGTCCCGATTAAACAGCAGACACGCCGACTCCTTGCAGGCTGGACACTGTACCATGTACGGCGTCGATGCGAGCAACAGGCCGATGAAATCGCGACCAAAGTCTACTGATATGATAACTTCCCCTGAAGCTCCGGCAAAATTCGGCATGAGCGAGGGGCGAATCGGCTCGATATGACTGGGACCATAACCGGAATCATGGTTCCGGCGGCGATCTCGGTTATTGTTGCCCATGTGTGTTAATCTCCCGTTTCACAAACAGGATTAGGAAGTTTCGGATCCCAGGCGACAAAACTACCATCGGAAGCCCTGAATCCCCATTCCTGAAACTTGGGGCCAACTAGAACCAACGACCACGGTTTAGGTTGGGCAGGATCAATCTCGATTCGGTGAAAGTGATCCGCCGGGTAACGAGCAAAGTAGCCGGGATGTCGCCAGACCCGGCCTGTCGGCAAATGCTCCCAATAACCACCCCTCAAAATCAAAACCCAGAACCACCAAGGATGGTTGTGAAGACAACGATATCGGTCGCTACGAAAGAACTGGTGAAGGTAAACGGAAAACCAGGCCGTTTTGAGAATCTTCCATCGACGAAAAAACACATCGCCGTTGCCGTCCCCAACATCGAAATATGGAATTTTCTTGAAAATATTCATGAGTTAATTCCTGTGTCGTCCGCTACGCGGACGAGAAGGACAACGGAGAAGGAGGAGTGTCGGGCGGCAAATGAAGTAAACGTCTGCTTAAATCATATAATAAGATTGTATTAAAATCACTGTTGTTGACTTTCCTGTGTTTCCTCTGAATTCAGACCGCATGCCTGTTCGTTGGAAACGAGCTTCCTTCTGTTGTCACGTCTTCCGGAAACACCAAAGAGCCGTCAGGTCGAATATTCGTCCACCTAGCCTTCTGAGTCGGATCAAACTCAGCACACAGTTTGTGGAGTTGTTCAGACGAAAGGCGAGATGTCCACTCCGCGCTTAACCCGTAGTGCCGCAGCAGAATGGAACAAATCAGGCGATTCCACCTCCTTGCTGTAAGGCGATAGATCAGGCAATCTATAAATGAAAATTTCATGTCACCACCCGCCTCTAGAGGGTTCCTGGAGAATTTCTTTGATCTCATCAGACGGAATCGAAGTCTTCGCGCCCCATTCTTCCGTGATAACTACGAATCCAATTACATATTCCAGATTAACATAGTACGATCCTCCAGGTCTATCAGTAAATTTGCGTTTGGTTCCATCTTTCATTGTTACTGTGACGTTCATGAGTCAGTCACTTCTGATTAATGATGATGAGTTCGCTTGGAAACCGCATCGCCAGGTCCGACACGGTAAACGAATTGTTTCGCACGGTCTCGTTAGGAACTAGGATAATAACCTCACAAACAAGTGCCGTTGGATGATATTGCGGAACACATAACAATGTTTGATTCTGAGGATCGGCGTTGTTCGTCTTGAGGAATTCTTCAACAAAGCCAAGATGCTGTTCAGCAATCTTGCGAGCCATTTCACCGATAAAATCAGATATGAGATCGTCTTTGTCAGTAAAATCTCGAATAGAAAACGTCAATTCGGATTTTTTGAATGACATGGAAAAAATCGCCTTAACGTCTCGATGTAATCATTTATTAATGAATAGTAAGTTTGAGGCGACTCCGGCGGGATTTGAACCCGCACGCTCCCGCTTTCGCAGGCGGGAGCCTCCATGTGACAGAATGTTGTTCCTTTGCGTGATCGGCCGTGCCACGATCCTTTGGACTCGCATCGGCATTCTTTCATTTAGGATTGGGCTATCCAGGTATCCCATCTCGGAGCCGTAATCAGTCTTTTATAAATCCAAAATCCACGGTCCAGTACCGCCGGCCAGCCGATGACTCGGCCATGCCGCCCCCGCAGTGCTGCCATCGCTTATCCAAGATCGCCGCTTTGTGGCCAGGTGACTGCATCCAATCGGCAATCGCCTGTTCCGGCGTAACCTGCCATTCCGCTACGATTTCGCCAATCGTTGCCAGAGAAGCGCCAGGGTATCCGGCCCTGGAACATCGATCGGCCCATGTTGATTTGTCAGAACCGTAATGGTCAAGATTGTCGTGCCGAGCCTGGTCGATCGAATGAGCCAACGCCGCTTCGGCCAGAGAGACGTGAGGCTTAAGTTCAGGCAAGCCAGCCGCGCCACGCTCCCGGTTCACAGCCTGACGAAGCGCGTAAGAAGTTTTCCCTTCTTTCGGCAAGGCCGGCTCTAAGGGAGGCGATGGCGTGATTAGGAATGCAAAGGACGCTGCAATTCCAAGCCCGCATAGAATCGTCAGGAAGATAATCGCCCGTTGAATTGACTTCAGTTGACGAATATCCATGAGTTAATTCCTGCGAGTCTTGATCTCACGAATACTTCGGCCCATCGCTTCAGGGTCGTCAAAGTGGGTAATTTCCAGGCCGAAATCCTTGGCGGCGGTCGTACTGATCTTCTCTTTCAAGGCTTCGTCATTTTTTCCTGCAAATACACAGATATTTCCATGCATTCCGAATCGATCCATATCGATAAGTAGAATCTCTCCTCTCGCCAGGGCGTATAACTCTTCGTGAGTCAACCCAATGCCGATCGTCTTGTCTCCAACATGGCCAACACGATCAACAAAATAATTAATCATGATGACATTTCCTTGGGTGATGGTGGGGCGCCCGGTGGCCCATCGTAGTCAGGGCGAGAGTCCTGCTACGACCGGGCGCCCCTAGTTTCCTTGCTGATTTCGTAAACAAATGTTCGCTTGCCGAGCCAACTCGACGTGCAGCCTGGAACGACGCAAGCATTCTTTCCGGCTGGGAAATTTCACCCACTCCAGCCACTTCCGATCTACTGGGGACGCATGTGACGACTTTTTCCCTTCCCAGATCCTCGCGTAATCTCGCCACATGCTAGCTTGGAACATATGTCCGTGAAAGCTGTGGGGGAAAGGAGTGTATGGCGGGGACTCAGCCGCGTCATCCGATGATTGGACGTGCCCGCCGCCACGCCCTGACAACGGTGAGTGCATAACGTTCTCTCCAACCAAGGCCGGGAAACCGCGATGCTTGCTTGCGACGATTTAAAAGCCAGGGGGAAAGCTGTTTCGCCCCAGCTTTCCCCCTGGCAGGGGAAGGCTCGGATTCACTCGAGCCATACGTATCTTCGCACGGATCTGGAGACAGGTCAAGGGAATTTTCAAGAATTTTCACGGCGGCGTCGGCGGGGTGCCGTTTGCTCTTTCTCTTCTTTCTTTATATGTTTTCCCATTGCGCGAAGAGCGATCTCGAAAACGATGCCGTCAGGGTCGATTCGATCGCCGGATTCTTCTAGAGATTCCTCAAGCTCCCGGAGGGCCGTCTTGAGGACTTCTTCACGGAAGATGCGAGCCTGGCACCGAAGAATTCGCTCGGAAATTTCTCGGTGCCCTTCACGAGAAAGCGAAAGAGGGCCGAACGGGATATAAGCTTTTTGTAGAGGATCGGGCCTGGATTCGATGGGCGGCGGCGGTCCCCATTCTCCGTAAAGGTTCTTTTCTTCCTTGATTTGTTCGGGAGTTTTGGGCGTCTCAGTGACAAGGGGGGTCAGGTTTTCGGGGGCAACAGCAGGCGTGAAGGGATTGACGGGAGGCGGAAGTGGATTGATATAGGCTTGCTCGGGGCGAATCATTCTCCGAACCATGTCCATATTTTTATTTTGGTGCTGAGCCACAACGTCAACCACCTGGGAAACGATCTTGGCTTCGTCAGGCTTGGAATGATTGCGGTTGTAGGTGGCGACAAACAGACGGGCGTCGTCTTCGTCAAGATCTTCCTGTATGGCTACATCTACATTTGATTGATTAGCTTTGATTCGGAAACTGTCCAGGAGTTTTTGATTCTCGGGGTCAGTCTTGATCGAACGTAGCCGCTTTTTGTACTCGTTGCGGACAGCCGGGTCACGGGAATGCTCGTGCTCTGGATTTAGATTGAAATGTTCATGGATTTGTTCAAGGACGCGAAGGTCGATAATGAGATCAATTCTCTGGTTTCCATCCAAGTAGATGTATCGACCTTTTTTGTTGGGATGCGGCCATACCTTCAATCGATCCCGGACATTGAAGTAATCGAGAGAGGTTTTCAAGCCTTCCCGGTAGACCCCATGTATGGGAATCTTGATATTAAAATCGCATTTATCGATCAAGTGAATGGGGAGGGAAGTTTCTTTGCCGAGTTTGCTTTGGGCGGGCATGGGAGGCTCCGGACACAAAAAAAGCCCCCGGCGGAAAGCCAGGGGCGGAATGCAAAGCCCGGCGTAACCGAACCCTGTCCCGAACAGGTCAATTGTAAGTTATTAGCCGATTTGCACGGCACCTGCCGGTGAGCTTGTGCGTATTAGCCAGCCTTCTTCTTACCCTTGCGAGCGACACGCCTGGACGCGGCAACTCGGTTTTTGTGAACTCGGGCGACAGCCTTCGGGCCATGCAGCTTCTCGCTGAACATGGACGACTTGCCGCGCAGGTTGATATTGCCGTGCCTGTCAACCTTCGTTCCCTTGACCGCCTTGCGGGCAGCCGCTTCATGACGGCCGGTCATATGCTTGCCACCGATTTCGGTCGCGCCGGCGGTGTAACCGTGCTTGCCACGCCGCTTGGAGCCTCGCGCTTCCTGTTCGCTGCGGAAACTGGTCAGACGGTGAGCTAGACCCGCTCCAACAGCCTCCCTGACGGCGGCGCCGCCTGTGGTGTTTGGCATCGGGCGTCTCTCCTTTCTTGTTTGTTTCAATCCACGCCCCCGCGTGGGAGGCGACATCAGTAATTACACTCCACTCGGGACAGGTTGATTCTACTTGACTGTTCAAAGAATTTCTAGAGCAAGTTAAGGCGAAGCGGTGTCGTGTTCAGGCTCAAGAACACGAAAATCTTCAACCGTTTCCACGACACGCTCTTTAGGGCCGTCCACCTGGAACCAAGGATCGTATAAAGACATGATATTTCCTTCTTCGTCAGTCCACGGAGTACCGTCAGGTTTCAGGGCAACTTTAATGAATGGATGATGCCATACAAATGAATGAGATCGATTATTCCAAATCGCGCGATAGTATTCCGAGAGGCGGGCGCGAGGCTTGAGCATATCAATCCAGATCTTCGGCAGGGTCTTGACAGAGATCAAGTCAGACAGTGATGAATATGAGAACTCCTGATTGATTGGCGTTGGTGATTCCATGATCGAAATGACATCAGGCCAGCGAACCAGAACCGAATCGGACCCGTCATAGTCGGCCGGATCGTCCAGTGAATCAAACTTATCTCCAAATTCATCATCGTAGAAACTGAAATCGAGGTTATGGAACAGGTCGCCGTCGTGATAGGTCCATTGCAGTCCCCGTGTATAGATGCCGGCTGGAGAGATTGTAGCCAGGGTGTTCGGCCAGCCGAAATGGATCGGGATGGATCCATTAGCGAAGATCGGTAGGCCGAGTTCTTCGCACAGAAAATAGATGTGCTCGTAATGCTCGAGGGCCAGGGGTGGCCAGTTGGGATGCTCCGTCTTGTGAGCCAGGTCTACCATGACCTTATCGCCGGCTGCCTTGCGCTGCCTGATATTCAGGTGAAGCCGATCGAAGAACACGGAGCCAACACCAGCATCTTTGGCGATACGAATAAATTGTTCTGGATCTGAACACCATTTTTCATGATAAGGCGAGAGTGCAAGAATAACATGAAATCCGGCATTAGCAGCCGTTTCGATCACGCGAAGCCGGTCAAGCGAGAGGGGCGTACCAATCTCGAAACGACGGAGAACGCGATCGTCCATCGTCGGAAACGAGACGAACAGGGCCGCATTGTCGTGGAACGGTTTCAGGTGCGACCACACATCAAAGAAGTTAATTCCTTTAGTTTGAATGAATAGAGGGATAGAGTGATGATCGCAAGCCTTGAGGATAGATTTGGATTGCTCGATATCCTGGAACGGCTCGACCGTGTTGGCGTATCCGAGGACGAGGCGGCTTCGGACAGCCCACTGAAGGAAGTCTTCGGGATTGTAATTGTGGCTATATGCTTTCTCTAGAGTAAATTCAAATGTAGATGGATCGCGGAAGTCCTTTTTCTTATTCTCGTATTGAGATTTGCTATTAAGTGAGGCAAAGCAATATGTACAGTTGCAGATACATTGACGTGAAGGTTCAAGAGCAAGTACAACTGACTCTTTTGTGAATTCGTTCAGAGCACGAAGAATGGCCATGCCGAAAACTCCTGAAATGGGGTTGAAAGCTCTATCCTACTATGCGGCCCGAAAACCTGCCAGCATAGTATACTAATGGCCAGTATAACCAGCCGAGTGCATGCATGCATTGAGAAAACCGGGTAATCCTGAAAATCCGCGGTTGATCTACCTTACAGTGTCCGGTATTATGGTGGGTGAATGACCGACACACGGAACCTTGGGAGCGAACGACGATGGCAAGCAAGACTGAATACTTTGACGTGCCGAACCTGGACGATTTCTCTAACGATCCCACGGATTACGCGGCCTTAGAAGTTGTTTTTCTGTCATTGTCGAGATATGCTCAGTTCAAGAAACGGTCGATGCGAAGCCGTCTGACTGGCGACATGGGCCATGCCGTTTTGTGTGAGAAAGAAATGGAGAGAATTTACAATCAACTTCCATCATGGGCACGCTGGTAAGCTTCGTGAAACAACCTGTCCCGTACTGGTGTTACTGGGGTTCGATTCCCCGGACGGGACTTTCGGCTGGTGCCGATCTTTGCCTTTCACGGCCCCCTGGAGTGCCCTCGCATGGCCCGAAAGAAGACGGCGGAATCTCCCGCCAAGCCAACCCGTGCCCGCAAGACGGTGGATCCAACGCCACCGCCGACCGCCGCGTCGGCCGAACCGATCCGCCGGCCGACTCGCAAGACTGGTGCCGTCAAGGGCGCCGATCTTCGTCCTGTTCGGCGCCGAACCAAGTCGGCCGCACCAGTGATTTCACCGCTCACCTACGACGTGACTCGACACGATGCCCTGATTGCGATTACAAGTCCGAACACCGGCCGGAAAACCCGTTATTTCCGGGTGGAAACGCAACCTGTTGACGCCGCTTTCTGTCCTGGCCGGCGGATCGCCTATCTTTGGCGAACAGCAGTAAACGCTACTGGGACCGAAGTTGCAACTTCCGGAGGATGGTACGGATTCGCATTCGTTGATGAATTCGGCGTGCATTGCTGGGGGCGTCTGAAGTCCTCGAGCGATGAACCGAGTCAATGGGAAAAGTATTGCGGCATGCTTGAACAGCCATCGCTGTTCATCGGTAAGGGATGCACATATAAGATTGATCCGATTGCTTGAATTGGGAGAAAATCGTCATGGTTTTGAAACCGGGCCGCTATCGAGTTTTGGATAGCGTGATTGTGGAATTGTGCCTTGGGACACCGACAGGTACGTACACAGTTGACAGTGAAGCACGCTACGGCGCGGGAGAGATCTTTTCGATCCCGCCGACTAATAGCCCTTGGTACTATCGGATCGACGATACGGATCCGGGTGCTACTGAAGCAATCGCATCCCTCGGATATCCACCCCTGCCACCACCAGAGGAACGTATCGAGCGAATTGCCTGACTGCCGTTCGTGTTTCCTGGCCAACCTTTTTGTCCTGTCCACGGAGCACCCCATGATTGCTTCTGCCCGCCGCGTCCGATCCGTCAATCTCAACGTGTCGATCAACGGCAAGAACATCCTGGCCACGCCCACGGGCTTGAAGCTGGGATCTTCGGGCCGTGTCACTCCCCCCGCCGAGTTGTTCGCCGTGCTGCCGAAGTCCGACCGCCGCAAGATCCGTAAGGCCGCGCGTGCGAATGGGATGATTTATATCGCCAAATCGTAATAAGAAAATATGTCCCGTACTGGTGTTACTGGGGTTCGATTCCCCGGACGGGACTTTCTCGATGATGCGTTTCTGGTTTACTTATAGGAGAATTTCCATGATTGAAATCAAAAAACGTTTCGATGGAACAGTAATCAAAATTGTTGATTCCGATGACCTTCAACACGCTGACCTTCGTTACGCTGACCTGCACTCCGCTAACCTTCACTACGCTGATTTGTACTACGCTAGTCTGTGCTATGTTGACCTGCGTTATGCTATTTTGCGCCGCGCTAACCTTCGCCACGCTGACCTGTACCACGCTAGTCTGCGCTCCGCTGATCTGTGCTATGCTAGTTTGCGCCGCGCTAACCTTCGCCACGCTGACCTGTACTACGCTAGTCTGCGTTACGCTGACCTGCGCTATGCTAGCCTTCGTTACGCTGACCTTCGCTCCGCTGATCTGAGTTTCACTAACTTGGGTTCCACTGACCTGAGTTTCACTGACCTTCGTTCCGCCAACCTGAAAAATATCGTTGTGAATTGGCAATCTCATGATCTTATCAGTGAAATTCTTGTAAGAGAATCAGGAGATGAGATCGAAAAACTTATGATTGCAGGACTGATTCTCTTCAAACGTGATTTTTGCTGGGAAGATTTCCTCGAGATTGACAGCAACCTCAAAGATTGGGCGCTTGATTCTCTGGCGAAATGGGTCAAGGATGGCGACGAAGCTCCCGGTTTCCTGAGAAGCAGAGTCAAGAAATAAACACATTTACATCCAACGGAGAATCCGGTCATGGCAAGAGCGAAAGTCCAAGTGTCCGCTACGGAACTCCAAGCCGAGATTGACTTGGCCGAAAAGAAAAACAAAGGAGCATACAAGAATCTGTCGAAACTTTTTGATGCCGTCGCCTCGAATAAGTGGGCGAAGTCTAATGGCATCACTGCTGCCGTGATCGCGTTGCGATACAAGGAATTCAGCTTGACATCAAAGACGGTCCCCGGCAAACGCGGTCGTCCCCCCGGAGTGAAACCGACCGCGACGGAACCCGCGCCACTCACAACAGAGCCAACGATAACCTCGGAGCAAAAGACCCAAACGGCGCCGAGTGTCGCAACGCCCACAAACCCGAATGGAACCATCAAGAAATACAATCTTGACGGAAAGCTGATTTCCTGGGTCGAACTGATTTACCGGGCACACGTCGAAGGGTTTGGCATTCATGGCCAGAGTCTCCTGAGAACGTCAGATGCCGCGCGGTTTCTGCGTCTGCGTGAACACACTGTTACCGATCCTTCGCTCTAGTCGAAGTGCTGGGCAAACCAAAGGAGAAACAAACATGGATGCTGTTTTTCTCATTCAAGCAACCGAGTTCTATTGGGTCGGCTACCGCCGACCGGAAGACCCGGAGGTATTGGAAGTCTTCGGGTCTGAATCGCGAGCGATCGTCGAACGATTCGCGCGGGAGTCCAGAGTCAAGGGGTATACGGTCGGGACCGTCAATGTTCGATACGAAAGGAAATCGGCATGAAAGTCCATGAATACATCAGGTCTCTTTCTGATGACCAATTGATCCGGTTTCACTTTCAGGTCTGGCGTCGTATTACTAACGGCATGGGGTATCAGCCTTACGGTTTTGACTGGCCAACGTTGTACGCGATTTTTCCCCATCTGACGATGACACTTCGTCAGATCATTCAAGAACGTTCCGCGCGTAAGATTTGACGTTGACCGGGCTTCGCCCGGTCAAACGGGACGACGGAGAAAGGGGAGTGTCGGCTGGTCTCTGCGTCATATCCGACTACCGTTTGACGAAGGAGAATTTTCATATGTTCGCTGTCTATTATCGGCCGATCGGGTGCGGCGATTTTTCTATCAAACCAATCGGACTTTTTAATTCCCTCGGCAACGCAGAACGAGCGGCCCGAGACTGCGGACTCAAACTTGAGGGCTTGAATTGCACAGGAAAGGACTTCCAAGTCCAATTCTGGACCGATTACGCGGACGCCCTGGGATACATGAAATGGTCTTACTGTGACGTTCCGGAATTGGAACCCAAATTCCGTTTCTACATCCACAAAATCGAACCAAAAGACTAACACATGAGAATCTTCGTTTATGATTGTTCGCTCTACTGTGAAGACTGTGCTCGCGAGAAGATCATCCCTTCGATCCGCGACACGTTCCCCAAAATGATGTCCCCCGAACAAAAGGAGGAGTATAAAGATATCATCGAAAATGGATGGTATCCAGATGCCGGGGAAGCGGACTCTCCCGATCATTGCGGATGCGGATCCGAATGTGTGAACGCGATTGACGGACTTGGCGGTTGCCGAATCGGAGCTTGGCTCGAAAACCCCCTGACGGCCGATGGTGTGAAGTACGTTCGGGAAGCAATTGCGGACGGCGACGGGATCGCATGGCATCTCTGGCAACAATGGTACGCGGATCAATTGACCGAGAAACCGACCCGGCTCAATGCGATCGGATTGAAAATCTTCAACGGAGATTGATATGAGCAAAGGATGGAAGAAGGGCACGATCTGGATTGCATGCGGACCCTCGAAAAGACAAGTCGAATGGGTCGAAGCGGAAGCCTGGATCAAAGGACCGCTTGCGATCACTCATCCACGTCTCCACGGGGAACCCAACACCGAAAGATTTAATATCACTCATATAAAGACTGGGCTTGGCTGTTGCTCGTTTCTGAAAAAAGTGACTCACGCTAAGAAGATTGCTGATACAATCATGGAAGAGTTCGGCGAACTGCTGAACGAAGATAACCCGTCGAAGACTCACGACGGCCGGAAACTTCGCGCTTGCGGGAAGCGTATCGCTGAATTGAAGCGACTGATCGACCCTTGATTGAGAGAACGCAAATGGGAATCCGGATCCGACTGCAAGCAGTGGCGTCGTGTGACAATTCATGGATGAGAACATATAACGATGGATCTCGAAAGCGCTGTGACTGCTCGAGCAGCGAAGTTCACACAGAGGAGTTTGAGTCGTGGGAGTGGGACGAAAAACGGGATCCGATCGGATTTCGAGATCGGGCGATGGAACACTTTTGCGAAGAAGGATATAGATTTGTTGAAGTGAAGGCTCCGGATACCCTGGTCGGAATCGGGGAAACCGAGATCAAGTGTCTATGTCCTCATTGTGAAGGGCTGGGAATTGATCCTGACCCGAATGGATGATTGCATGCACTCGCGGCAACCGTCCTGCTCCCGGATCTGGCCGGAATCGCTGGTCGGATCCGGGGTCGCTTGGCTGGCTGCTGGCGTGGCTCTGGGATGGCGGGGTGATAGATCGGGCCTTGAACGGAGCGGATCACGCCACGGGCCGTATACGCGGTTCTAGGATGGTGTACTAATGACCAGAGAAACGGCACAATGAATGCATGCATTGAGAAAATCAAAGTAATCCTGAAAATTCCCGTTGTTTGACCGCATATCGTCCGGTAAGATGCTGTCTCGGTTATCGGATCGCGGAACCCTTGGAGTAAACCGCTCATGACTGCCGACGAAATCAGACCAATCCTGAAAAAAGCTCATGAGAACTACGATTCGGGTCGCATGTCTGACGCCCTGATCTTACTTGATCGGGTTCTGTGTTTGATGGATCGAAACAAAATCGAAGCCATCGGACCCTATAACCGAGCAAGCATCGCTCAGTCGCAAGCTATGGCGCGATGCGGAGCGCGTGCCGAATTCGAGTTGCAACGACGGTCCAAGTGACATGCCTATTCGGAGCAAACTGCCATGTCTACCGACGAAGCTATCCGGAAAGCACGGCTTGAAGAGCAAGCTATTGACAGGAAACAGATCGTTGATTGGTTCTCGGTCGAAGAATTGCGGCATGCGTTTCACATGGTTGCAGACCATGAAGACTGGAAACGGCCGATCCGGGGATGGGTTCATCCCTCGTTGCTGCAAGTCGTCTTGAGATCGATCGAATTCCACACGGCAACCAAGGGATCCGTTGGCGAAGTGGACTCGAATGGACGGATCCTCGTTGTTGCCGATGGCTATCGGGCTGGCTCTGCTGGTGATCGCTGATTGCCCTGTCCCGTACTGCGTTACCGGGTTTCGCAACCCGGACGGGACTTCCGGGTTGATTAGACAAACGGAACTCTGGGAGTGAGTGGCGATGAATTTCGTTGTATACGACCGAGACACGAATCTCTATTTAACCTTGGAATCGGATCTTTCCCGTGCAATGGGATGGGTAAATAACGTGGGTCATGCCACTTGGTTTGACCGATACGATTCCTCACAAGCGGCCCGCCTGCACGGGGGAGAGCCTATCAAAATCGAGACGTCCGATTCGATTGAATGGGCTGTTGGAGTGCACGACGTTCGGTTTTGGCTGCGATGATGGACCATTTGTCCCGTACTGGCGTTGCTGGGGTTCGATTCCCCGGACGGGACTTCCGGCTATCGCCGGTTTTCGCCTCTCACGGCTTTCACTGGAGTTTCGATTATGGCACGCAAGCGCAAGACCGCCGACGCTTCCATCGACTTTGGCCCGGTCCCCGTCGCGATCACTCCCGCCAAAAACCGCAAGCGCAAGACGGCCACGGAACACTCGACGCTGGTACTTGACACGATTGACCGGCTCACGAAGAAGACCGGCCGCGCCCCAACGTCTTTTCAAGTGAACATCTATCAATGGCTTCTCGAAGGACGCGGCCACGCGGTCGTCAACGCCGTGGCGGGGTCGGGGAAGACATCCACACTGATTGACGCCTGCGCGGCCCTGACCTACGGTGGCAAGCGGCCGAACATCCTTTTGCTCGCATTCAACAAAGTGATCGCCGAAGAACTGACGGCGCGGATCTCTCTGCCGAACTGCACCGCGAAGACCCTCAACTCCCTCGGCGCGGGGATCGTTTTCAAAAATGCGACGGTCAAGCCCACCCTCAACGACTCCAAGACCGATTTCGTGGCCAAGGGCGTCGTGGGTTATGACATGCTCAATCGCAAGGATGAGATTGAGTTTTCGTTGATGCTCCCGCCGATCCGCCGGCTTGTGGCGCTGTTCAAGGGGTTCGGCTACGGCGCGATCCGTGGTCTGCCGACCCGCGCTGACGTGATGGAACTTTGCGATCGATACGACATCGACATCCCGGATCCCAAAGAAGTTAGCACAGACAAGTTTTTCGACGTGCTTCTTCGCACATACGAGGACGGTTTCAATTGTGAAACCATGATCGATTTCAACGATCAGTTGCTCTTGCCGATCGCAAAGAACATGGCGTTCCCCACGTACTATCAGTACGTGTTTATCGATGAGAGTCAAGACTTGAACCCGATCCAAGTCGAGATGATCCGGCGGCTGACGGCAAACGGTGGGCGCGCGGTGTTCGTCGGCGACAGGAACCAAGCTATCTACGGATTTAGGGGTGCCGATCCGGAAGCCATCGATAGCGTGGTGCGAGACTTCTCGGCCGTCGAACTCCCTCTCTCGATTTGCTGGCGCTGCCCGTCCAAGGTCATCGAAGCGGCCCAGGAGATCGTTCCCCATATCCAAGCGTCCCCGACCGCAAAGCCCGGAACCGTGGAAAACGTCAAGGAAGACGATTTCATGAAGAACGTCAAAGATGGGGATATGGTGATCTGTCGCACGACTGCTCCCCTGGCCGAGCATTGTATGGCGCTGATCCGCAACGGCGTTAAAGCAACGATCCGGGGAAGCGACATCGGCAAGAATTTGTGCTCTCTTCTCGACAAGATCGGCCGGGAACAAAAGAACGGCGACGTTTGGGAGCGCATCGACGCTTGGGGAAATCGCGAAATCGCCAAGCTGGCCAAGCCCGGTCAAGAAGCCAAGTCTCAGCGTTTGGCCGACCGGATCGATACTCTCAAAGTCCTGGCCGAAGGATGCGAAAATATCAACGACGTCAAGAATAAGATTTTGTCGATCTTTTCAGACAAGACGACCGGAGTCGTGCTCTCGACAATCCACCGTGTCAAGGGGTTGGAGTCGGAGCGGGTTTGGATCCTTCATCCCGAGTTGCTGCCGCACCCGATGGCCAAGAAATCATGGGCACGGAAGCAAGAGAGCAACCTGATCTACGTGGCGATCACCCGCGCAACGTCTGAACTTTACTGGGTCGAACCCAAGCCTAAGCGAAACGGGACGACTGAAGAGCAATTGACCCAACGATGATGTAACCGGCCGGCAAGCGATGATGTGACTGGCCGGCAAGCATTGGGCTTGCCGGCCTTCTTTTCGTTGCCTCTCACGCGGAACGTGGATTGAAACTGCGCACAACCTACGGAGCAAATCACAATGGCAACTTCAATTAGCTCGCAACTGAAGATGGACAACCTGGCGATCATGCTCGAATCTTGGATTTCCGACCCGAGCAAACGGCGTGAGATCGTCAAATGGTTTCATTTCGGCATTATTCACAACGTCTATGCGATCTCCCGATTTGCCGCGCAACTGGCGTTGGAGTCGGGCGCGGAAATGGCCGTGGAATTTTGCGAGATGATGGAACGGCATGACGCCGATACGCGGCGGGAAAGATACTTGAATAGCATTTTCTCCCCAATCGCAATGGATGTGCTGCAATTCTCGGGAGATCATGGGAAAACATGGTCAACAACTTTCAAGATTGTGTCCCTGGAAATGGCACAACGTGCAGTTGAACATGTGGACAGTTTTCGGAACATTAATACAGGATTGAGCGCTGGACACCGATACCGGATCTTCCGTGATCCCAATGGGATTAGCGGTCGAGTCGTTGGCGTAATATACGATTGAGTGCATGGATGCACTTCGCCTGGCCCGGCTTGGGGCTGCCGGCCGGGCCGGGCGAAAATCGGCTCTCTTTGGCTTGTAGTGGCATCTCCTGGAGTGTGGTAGATAGATCCTACCTTCCCGCCCGGCGATAGCGTGGCGGGCCGTATAAGCGATTCTAGGACGTTGTGAACGTTTGTTCAGTAGTTCGGCATGTTCAATGAGTGCATGCATTTTTTGAGGGCAATGGCGATGAAAAAGACTCTCTATCTCATGCGTGGTCTGCCTGGATCGGGGAAGTCCACCGAAGCACGGACGATCTGTCGCGAATTGGATTCACGGGGAATCCCTTACTCTGTGGCGGTTTGCTCTGCGGACAATTACTTCGGCTGGGATCGATATACCTACGTCAAGAATTTCGATCCTTCCCGACTCCCTGCCGCGCATGAATGGTGTTTCAGTCATGCTCGGTTCGCTATGGAGCGCGAGACCGATTACGTTATTGTGGATAACTGCAATGTTCTGAATATCCATATGAAACCGTATGTTGATATTGCGGTTAATTATGGATACACTGTCAGATTCCGGGAACCCATCTCGGCGATTTGGGTTCAAGAGATCAGACCTTATTTGAATGGAAAAATGTGCAACCGAACTTGGGTCAAAAATCGCTGCCAAGCCCTAAGTGACCTGACTCAAGACACGCATTGCGTGCCCTCTGATTCAATCATGCGAATGATGTTCTCATGGGAAGATCTTGATTTGACTGTGTTCTCCGGCATTCTCGTGAATGTTACCACCACTCCCCAGAGTCCATAAGGGGGTCAAAAGGCAGGGGCGCCGGGACACGGAAGTCCTGGCGTGAAAATCCTGAAAACATCCTCTAGACTTACCGGACATTGTGCAATATCATTACCCTGGATCGACTGAATACAAACCCCTTGGAATCCGGAGCACTTCTATATGGCCCTGTCAAGCGATCAGATGCGAACCCTGATTACCTCGCGGATCCTTGAGGCACTGGAAAAGGGGGTCAAGCCGTGGGTCCGACCCTGGTCCCTCGATCCGAACATGGGTCATCCCAGTTCGCTGGTAACACGCAAGCCCTATCGGGGAATCAACCCGATCCTGTTGGATCTGACGGCCTTGTGCGGTGGCCTGTCGGGTCGTTGGTGGGCAACCTTCAACCAATGGAAGGAGCACGGTGGATCGGTCAAGTCTGGTGCGAAAGCAACCTGGATTACCCTCTATAAGCCGATCGTCAAGCGCACCGGGAAAACGGACTCCAACGGTAACGAAGAAGTGGATAGATATTCTCTTATGAGAATGTTTCCAGTGTTTTGCATCGATCAAGTCAACGGGGATTCCTTGGACCATCTTCGGCCCGATCCCAACGGAACCAATGACGGCGTGGCTGACTACGCAACAGCGGATGCAGTGATCGAGAAAACCGGAGCAAAGATCAGTCACGGCGGAAACTCGGCCCACTTCGCAACGTCAGGTCGCGAGATCTCGATTCCTTGGAAGTCCAAGTTTGACACAGAGGAAAACTACTACACAACACTATTTCATGAGTTGTCGCATTGGGCAGACCATGCCATCGGCTCAGTCATGGGTAAGCGATTCGGGGATGAAGATTACTTCTTTGGCGAATTGGTTGCCGAAATCTCAGCATGTTACCTCGCGGATGCATGCGAGATCCCGGCAGGTAAGCGATGGGACGACTCGGTTGACTACCTGGGATCGTGGATTGACCGCATGAAGCGAGATAACTCCTGGATTCTTAAAGCTTCGTACCGAGCATCGCAAGTGACTGAATATATTCTCAATTTCTCACGAACTGAAGCAGAAGCGAAGGAAGCGGAAACCGCAACGGCCTGAATGGGGGATGGGGCCACGGACGGCCCCTTATCTCGAATCAAATCCAGGGGCGCCGGGAGATTCCGACAATGACCAAAGCTCCGCAATTTCCCATGAAGCTCGTGATAGAGTTGCAACGCCAAGCTATCAGCGAACAACGGCCGATCTATCTCTTGCATCTCGCAAGCTGGACGGCTACCGACAAACAGCCAAGCCGGTTCCGGTCTCATTGGATGATCGATCGCCAGGGGAAGCTTTGGAAGTGGGCCAAGCCTGAATCATGCACCGATGATGTTCAGATCAAGTATCTGCCTGTTAATTGAATGAGACGTGCAACTAATTCGGCTTGTCAGACAACACGCAAAGGAAATCATATAATGTACTTCGGATTCGACGTTCCTGTCAAGCGTGTCGGAGTTTTTATGGCTACGGAAGAGAGTGTAACCGGGCCAAAAGAATACATGATTAATCGTGGAAACGATCTGATTGACCGCATCGACAACGGAGAAGACGTGGCTTTCCGGGCATCGCTCCAATTGGCTCCGAGGGACGCCAGGGGGAATATCGACGTGGCGTACGCTGTGCTTCAGAGGCTTCAAGCGGATTACCTAGCCTGGAAAGGAGGAGCATGATGGATGCCAAAGAGATTGAGCATAGAGCAATCTACATCGGCAAACACGAAGGAGCGAGCGGCGGGTTCTTCCATTTCTATCGGCTTCTCGGGGACACACCAAACAACGGGGAATCCACTGAAGGAAAGGGGCTTAGAGACGTTGGCTTCAAGAAGCCGGTCGGCTATGCTTCAATCGGCCTGGTCATCAGATTTCGGGAGAATAAAGGCGAGAATAGCTCAACATGGAACAATCTGGGTTCCATCGAAAGATGGAAATGCGAAGAAGAGGTAATGAAGTGGCAGGCACAAGTTCGCACTCTCGAGACGATCGCCAGGAACAAGAATGAGGCGACCAAAAACAAGTACAAGGAAGTTGAAGAAAACATTGACTCTTTGTCCAATGTTTATCGGAAGCTTCCAGCCATTCAGCGAGACGCATTTCTCGCGTGGGTTGTAAGCGGCGTGGTCCGAAGGGCACACCGAGAAAAATAAGGAATGATTTCGTGAGAAAACGCGGCCAGCCTTCCGAGGAAAAAATGCGGTCGATCGTGCTTCGGGTCAATCAGCTTCGATCGTCAGGGATGACGATCGAAGAATCTTGCAGGAAGATCCATACAAATGTAACAACTTATAGGAAATACATGAAAAGCTTTGGAATCGATCCTCCGGATTCCCTGCCGCGAAAACGTATCTGCTTCAAGCGATCCGAAATGGCCAAGGATACGGAAGGGGTCGAGTTCCTGGCCCAAACACTCGAAGCACATGCGAGGCGTCGGCATATCCTCGAGAAAAAGATTGCGGCAGGCATGGACTTTCAGGTAACAGCAAGCGTACCAAGGGAGGAATTAGACAGGATTTCATTTGTTGAAGTGAGAAACGGAGATCGAGAGGCAATCGTTCTGAGAGGGGGAACAGTTTACGCAATCGTGAGTTCCGGAGGTGCGATCCTGTCGCCAGATCGATCAAAGATCTACGGAACTGTTGATACCGTGGAGGACTGGGATTGGAGCGGCCCTGTTCCTATCCATAAATCGAAAATCCCCAGAGAGCCGGGAGCCTGTGGAAGCGACCGGACAGGGCGATACGAGCGGCCCCTTGTGTTTCTGGAGAGCGAGTGATGGGAAGACGAGGCAGAAGCGACAGTAAAAAGAAGTCGTTGGTCCAGGAAGTGAACCGTCTTCGCGAAAGCGGGTACACCGTATTCGAGGCGACTAGAAGGGCTGGAGTGTCGGAGATTGCCTACAGAGAGTACAGTAGGGATTTTGAAATCCCTTATCCGAATGTCAGGGGAAGGCAGCCAAAGGGAAGCAATAACGACGCCACAAGCGACACAGAACCGCGTGTCTCTGCCGAAGACCTTGAAAGGCTCAAGGCAGATTCACAAGCCTTGAAACTTCTCCAGGAAGAACACAGAGAGGCATTGAGTCAGATCGAAGAACTTACCGCGCTTATCGGGGATATCGCAACAGGCAAGTTCAAAGCGGAGGAAATCGATATCAGGAAAACTATTGCCAGTATCGTTATTGAACAGTGGAACAAATCAAAAATCATGTAATAATCAAGGGCCGATGGATCGGCCCAGTCTTCTTTTCGGAGTCATAAGCATGATGACGAGATCAAATAAGAAGTTTGTTCGCGATCTGAGGCGAACCACTCTCAAAAAACGGCTCGGCCGATCAATTAACACCCAGGAGTTCGCCACAATTATTTCTAATTTCATCCACGATCGCTATAATATCGATGTGAGTTATAGTGTGTCATGGGTAGAAAAGATCGAAGCAGGAACAAGAAATCCAGGGCCGCTTGCACTCAAGGCTATGCAAGCAATCGCTGATGGCTCTGAGGTTCGTCTGTGACGCCAAGGTGGCAATTTATGGGAACTGAGTTGCCCGCTTCGCGGGCAAGGGGGACGACGGAGAAAGGGGAGTGTCGTGGGCTGCGTCATAGACGGGTATCCGTGTTTCGGGTTAGTGCGAGAGAGGCGATTTCAGTCAAGTCAAGGGCCTAGTTCTGAAAAAGCTTGAAAATTCGTCATGCTTCCGGTATACTAGCCGGATAGGGGAACCACTATGGAATCGAAAGTCCTTGCTAGTTGTCGAGATAAAGGCTATCTGGATGGGTATGCACGTCGATCGAAAACGGCTCGAAGCCGCAATCAGGACTGCGGAAAAGGATGGCCCGCTACAATCCCAGAGTCATCTCTGGAATGCCGTCAAAGACATGTACAACGGTACATCTTTGAAGGGCTTTAAGGAGCAACCGGAGGAAGCGATTACGTTCGGAATTGTAAGAAGATATGTAATCAAGAAATGGTGTATCCCGGTTAAGACGCAAAGACAGAACTGCGGACGACCCGAGACGGTGGCCGGTCAGCTTGACAGCCGGTCAACCGCAATGTCCCGGTCGGCCACCGAGGCGTTAATCCAGGCATTGCAGTTCATGGAAGACGAGGCGGTCAGGGAAGAATGGAGCAAGGATTCACCCGGATGGGAAGTCCTTAATCAAAGTCGTGTTACGCTCGGATTCAAGCCTGTCGAGCCGGTAAACAAGCCCCAACGGAGCCATTTCAGCCATGCACAACTCGGTAATGGAATTCGGTAAATCGATGATCCGGGACGCCGAAAGCAAGCGCGTCCTGGAAATCGGATCAGCCGATGTTAATGGGACTTTGAGGTTTCATGTTCAAAGCCAAAATCCAAAGATCTATATAGGAACAGATTTGGAAAAAACTCCGGGGAGCGGATGGGCGGTTGATCTGAAGATTACGGCGGAAGAGTTGTGTGATTACTTTAAAGAAGAAATCTTTGATATCATTATTTGTACGGAGATGCTTGAGCACGCCGAAGACTGGCGGATCGTCATTTTTGCGATCGACAGGTTGCTCAAAACTGGTGGATATGTCGTACTGACGACTCGCGGGCCGGGATTCCCGTATCACGAGCATCCTGTTGACCGATGGCGTTTCACGGTCGATGATATGAATGATATTTTTCGTGATTACGACGTGATTGCCGAGCCGGATCCGGAATACCCTGGCGTGCTGGTTAAGGCTGTCAAGCTGGAAAAGACTGGATTCCGGATGCCAATTACCCTGGCCAGACTCA